TCACGCCGTGCGCAATTGCTTAGGCGCAGGGCTGCCGAACAAGGCGTCCATCTTCGCTTTCTCCCGATCGTTAGCCGCGCCGTCGATCCACTTCGAGTAAATCTCGAAGAACATCTTCGCGTTCTTGTGACCCATTTGCCGCGACACATATGCAGGGTTCATCCCGGCCATCAGGCATAGGGTGGCGAACGTGTGCCGGGTCTGCCGCGCGTCCCGATCCCGAATCCCAAGCGCCTTGAGCGTCGGCCGCCAGACGGCCCGGACCGCATCGGCCGTGTCCGGAAACGGCAACCCCGTCTCGGGGTTGAGGAAGACATGGCCGCCGGCCAGGAACGAATGCTCTTTCTGCCTGGTTAGCGCAGCCAGGGCCCTGGTTTGCAGGTCGATGTCGCGCACCTCGTAGGTCTTAGTGGGCTTGTCGATGCGCCGCACCCGCGCGCGGTCAATGCGTGCTTGCTGCCGGCGAAAGTCCACCTTTGGCCATTGCAACGCTATCTCTTCTGATGGCCGCAGGCCAGAGAAAAACGCGGCCTCAAAATAGTTGTGCCATTGCGGATGGTACTTGCGCTGAATGTGGTCCAGCACTAGTTCGACCTCTTCAATATCCAGTGGATCCGGAGGCGGCTGCTGGCCCTTGCGGCTGTCGATATCGTGCGTAATGCAGAAGGCCACCTTCTTGGTTTTCAGGGCATAGGCGAATACCCCGCGAAGTGGGGTCATGATGTTGTTGAACGTCTTGGCCGCCATGTCCGGCAGGCTGGCGACGAACAGCGCCAACTCTTCATACTCCAGCTCGGCAATAGGCCGATCGGCGAACAGTGGGAACCAGTACCGGTCCATGGTGTTCGTGTATTCCTGGTGGGTTGTGGCCGCCACCTCGGGCACCATGAGCTTTAGCCAGGTGTTGCCCACCTCCCGGAAGGTGGGCAGCGCGCTGGCGCCGCCGCCTGTCGGCAGGCTGGGCGAGTCCGGAAAGTATCGGGCGAAATCCTCCCATTCGAATTTGTTGATGTCGATCGCGCTGAGGATCTCGTCGCGCATGCGCGCCGCCGCCCGCATGTTCGGGGCGGTCGGGCGCAGGTCTACCCGTTCTCGGTACCGCTTTCCGTTCCATTGGAACCCGATGCGGATCGACGCCTCCCGCGGGTAGATCCCTTGGAATTGCTGTTTGCTACCCATGAATCGTATGCCTCCAGACTGAGGTGCTGGCGGTTGTCGGGGGACCACTTCCAATGCCTTCCCTCGACAAGCTGGCCAGTGTTGATGAGATGGCGGAGCGACGCCACCGATCGGCCGGTGTGTTCTCCAGCCTTTTCAAGCGTCACCCAGATCACGGGGCGGAATTGGAGGGTCATCATGCTGCACCTCCTGCCGCGAGCGCGGCCGATTCGATGCAGATGAGGGCGGCAGCGCACGAACGGAGGTGGAAAACCGGATACGAGAAACCGGCCCAGCCGAAGCTGGCCCCGCCCGGCGCTGCCATAGGATGTGCAAATCCCCCGAAATCCGGGTATTTGCCTTGCGCGCGAAAGCGATGGACACAAGAAGGCCGCGACAAGACACGGCGCGGCCACTGTGCGCCTCGTAATTCCGGGTTTCCACGCCCGTTCACCGTTGGTCCGGTGACGGTGAAATCATAGCGCATGGTCATGATTTCTCCCTGGCGGGGCCCTCGAACAGCTTTTCCAGGTTGGCGCGAGCTGCCGCCGCCACGTCATGCCGGCCGGGGGAGGGGTGGCCCGCCGGTATCTGGCGGCGCGCTGGCCGGTTGTCTGCCGCCTGGCCGCGGCGCGCGGGCGTGGGCAGTGCCGGCCCGTCTGTGAAGGGGGTAACGTCCTGGGCCAGGTTCCGGGCGAAGTGCAGGCATTCGCGCCAGGCATCGACATAGGCGCCAATCAGCGCGCTGACCTGCGGCGATAGCAATGCGCTCCACACGACTTCATAGACACCCGTGGTCTGATTGCGCTTCACGTGGGCGCCGCAACCGGGCCAGCGCCGTTCCAGTTCCTGGGCCAGCCGGGCGTGTCCGCGGTGGGTGAGCAAGGTGATCAACTCCATACCTTGCCCCCGCGGTCCGTATGCGCCAGCCGGCTCGGGCCGGTCAGTGGCGTGTATCGCTGCCGGGGGCGAGCGTTGCCCCCAGTATCCGGGCGGCGTCGATGATGCGTTCCTGATGGTCGCGCATGGCTTCCTGCTGCTTGAGGATGTAGGCAGTTAGCTTGGCGGGCTCCGCCTTGGCGCGTTCGAACTCCTCTTCCGAGATGATCTCGTTGCACAAGTCGATGCACTCGTCGCAGATCAGCACGGAGGGATTGGTGAAGTCGCCGCCTTTGGCGATGAGCTTGCGCACCTCGTGCTGGGACTTCTCGCAGAATGAGCAGTGCAGGATCTTGGGGGCGGCCTTCTTGCGGCGCGGCTTCTTCGGTTCGTCCATTGAGCGGGATCGGCCAGGCAGGCATGAGTCGGGATTCCGTGGACGTTAGCATGCCTCGCCCTCCTGCGTAGCCAAGGCGGCGCAGCGCCGGATGCCCCGCGCGGCAAGTTCCTTGGTCTGGTCAAGCGTTCCGCCGAAGTCGGCGATGGTGCGCAGATGGGCCAGGGCTTCGGCTGCTACCGCATCCCCGGCGCGCTGCTGGCGGTCGGCCAGTACGGCAGCGCGGGCGTAGGTTTGCAGCCCCTCAATGTCGAACAGGTCTTGCGGTCGGCCACCCAAGAACCCGATCTGTTCAACGGGCTTGGGCAGCGGCGGCAGCACCACGGCATCGTCGTTTGCCGCCGCGTCCGCGAGTAGCGATTTCACCGCGATCTTGAGCGTGTCGCGGCACTTCTCCGCGAGCGCTGCCGGGACCATGCGGGCCTCGCCACCATCGGGGCAGCAACCGAGGTATTCGCTCTCGACCGGCCCGATGCTGCCGCTGCCAGGGCAGTACCGCACTAGCGGCTCGGTGACGGTCAACGGGAATGCGTGGACGGCCACCGGTTCAGCCTGAGGGAAATAGCCCATTAGCGCTTCGATCGTCGGGAAGATATCGGCTCGCGAGTCGGGGGCGTCGAATCCGGCCGCCAACGCCGCTGCGGCCACATAGCCCACAGGGGCGATCGCCTGCAGCTTTGAGATAACCTCGACGGCCCCGGCGCCGACGTACTGTTCAGGCGTCACAGGGCTTGACACCGCCTCCGCTTCGCGCGCGACTCGCCGCGCTTCATCGGATGGCATCAGGCGCAGCGCCTCCTGCATCACCTGCAGGGTTATGGCGGGCCTGCCGCTTTCGGCCGGGCCTGCGGTTTCGTGGTCAACCTGCACCTCCTGCGCCTCATGCGCGGGCGCAGGCAGGCGGGCCTCGCTCGCGCCGCCGGTGTCATCCCGGCGAAGGGTGGGGGGCTCGGCCGGGGTGTGAATCGGTTTCACTTCCTCCGCTGTCTCGCAGCCGCGCAGGATGCGAGCGGCGTATTCCGCGCCGGCGAGCCAATCCTCGCCCCGTTGGCCCCACACGTAGACGCCGATTTCGGCCAGGCCGCGCTCGATCTGGGCGTCATCCAGCACCGGCTCGCGCCCGGCGTCAGCACCAGGGTCGAATCCAGTATCGGCGCGGGTTTCAGCGGTGGCGCGGGGCGCTGCGCCACCAGGGCTGCGTCCGGCGGCGGCGAGGGCCTTTTCCAACGCCTTGACGGCATCCCGGACGTACACCGGCACCGTCTCGGCGCGCCGGTAGCCTTCCACCAGGCGGGCCTTGGCGTCTGCGTCAATCGCCGCGGGCCCCAGCTTGGCGGCGATGTCGAGCATGGTCTGCTGCTGGCTGGCCGGATCTTGCCCGATATCGCAGCGGACCCAGCCCAGCAGGCGGCGCAGATGGTTCAGGTCGCTTTGCTTCATGGGCGCTCTCCTTTCGCGACCTGGGGCAGCGGAGGCAGGCGCATCCAATACCAAGTTGCGCTCGGGTCGGTCCAATCGCTACCCTCATCCCGGGTGGCCATGCACGTGCTGGATGGGTTATTCGGATCATCCAGGCAGACGACCCTTTCGCCGATATCTGGCACGGCATCCTGGGTGTGTATCCATTGGCTGACGTGGCTCCAACCGCTGGCGATCAGGTTGCGGATGATGGGTTGCACGCGCTCCCAATCGGTGCCGTCGTCGGCGTCCAGGTAGTTGAAAGCGGCCATGGCCTCCGCAGCGTTGCGCGGGCGCCGGTGCTCCAGCATGGCGCGGCAGTAGAAATCGTGAGCAGAGCCTTGGGGCGTCGAGTCGCCGAAGTCACCGATGGACTCTCGCAGCCAATACAGTTTGTCCCAATAGGCTCGGGCATACAGGCAATCATCGATGGTGGCCGGCGCAAGGTCAGCAGTGCGGTTGAAGCGATCTAGCGCCTCGGCATCGTCGTAGCAGTCGAACTTTCTGTCGCGCCTCAGGCCTCGCAGCGCCTTCTTGCAAGCCTTCTCCGCCGGCGTCTCTGCAAACGCTGTGTCCACATCGCCGAAGCGGGCAAGCGCCTCATGTCGCCGCGCGGCCATCTGGACTGCTCGCTTGGCCTGGTCCTCCAAGTCGCCGAATCCAAACGAGGCGAATGCGGCCTGAAGCGGGTGACCGCCTTGACGCGCGACGTGTTGCGCATACCGCTCGCCCAGTGCCTTCATCGGCGTGGTGATGCGCGTAGCCGCCTCCAGGGCCTTGTCGATCAGAGCCTGATTCCCCGTCTTGACGACCTGCTGCAGCCAGAGAACAGCGTCGACCTCGCGATCACCCGTGACCGTCTGCTGCCGCGGCATTTCGGGAACGGCGATTGCAGTGCTGGCACTGGCCGCCATCGGGGGCAGTGTGAACAGCGCACGCAGCGCTGCATTGTCTCGTGCGCTCATTTGAGATTCCCCATGGACGACTCCGCATCCGCGATCGCGCGCAGGAAAAGGCCGGTATCGGTCGAGGCGCGCCAGGTTTCGAGCTGCGCTTCGATCATGTCACGAACCCGGATGTCCCAACGGTCATCCGACGTGCTTAGGCGCTGGCCCACGATAGTGGCGCGGTGGCGCGTCAGATTGCCGCGCACCAGCCCCAGCGCCGCCATGGCGTGAAAGCAGTCGTCCGGGCTGATACCGCGATCGTTGGCGATCTCGGCGATGGTCGAATACTTGACGCCCGACGCGACCCGGCGCGCTGCCAGGAACTCGTCCAACAGGCGTTCGAGCATGTCGGCGCTGGTGGCGTACAGGGACGGCTGCTCGCTCGTATCGCCTACCGCTTTGAGCGCGGAATCGACGAGAGCGTGATGCTCGCGCAACATGGCGATGTGCGAGCGGATCTCAACCATCAGACTCTGGTGGCGGTTATTCATTGCGCCGCTCCTTCACCTCGCGAGACCGCAAAGGGCTGAATGAATGAAGGGATGACCCTGCGGACGGGACGCACCCGGAACTCGCTGAGGCGGGGCCAGTAGTCGACGCCACCGCGCTCGAAAAGCACCGCCCAGGCGTCGTAGGAGCCGAAGGGCGTCGAGGTCCAGAAGGCACCATGGGACAGGCCCAGGGCGCCGAGGATCAACGCCCCTTCGGTTTGTGACGGCAGGTAGAAATCGTGGTGGCCGTCTGCGGTGTAATCGTATGTAGCCTGGGCCGCCGGCGTGCCCCCCAGATTCACCAGGGCGCGGGTGTTCGTCTCGCCGTCCGTGGGCGAGAAGCCGGCCAGATCCTGGTCATAGCGGCCAAATTGGAACTTTCCCTCCAGCGGCTCGCCTGCGACGAGGTAGCCGCCTTTCGGGTGCAGACCAATGAGCTTGCCGCCCTGGCCGGGCCAGTATTCGCCCACAGCCGGGATCAGAGGCGTGGCGGCAGCGGTAGGGGCTACGGGGGCGGCCTGTTGACCGGAGAAGATCGCAGCCAGGCCGGCCGCGTCGTTGATGTTTACGATCAGTTGGATGGCGGGGGTCATTTGGCGATTCCTTCGCAAGTGATCTGCATGGACCGCCGCGGGCCGACATGCCAGATTTCGCATTGGGTGACGGTCGGGCACTCAGCGATAAAGCTGGTGGCCGCCGATATGGCCGGGGGCGTCACGTCGCGGGTGACGTAGAGTGCAAAGGCAACCGAGGCGGTGGCAGCCACGACCACCACCAGGTCGCCGATGTCATCGGCGAGGCTCATAGCGGCCGCCCTCCCGGCGTGATGCGCAGCGCGATTCGGATCGAGGCCAGTACATCAGCCGGGGGCGTGCCGGTCTCCAGGGCGTGCGCCACATTGCCCAGGGCCGCGACGGCCTGGGCGTGCTTGATGCGCTCGTTCGTCAGCTGCTCACGAGCCTGGTCGAGTTCGCGCTTGGCTTCGTCGTAGAGTCGCGTGTACAGCGCGCGGCCGCGCGCGGCCGCCGCCAGTTGCTCGGTGGGGTTGCGGACCTTACTCATCGTCCACCTCCAGGGCGGCGAAGGTATGCTCTGCGCTGCTGCCGTGGCCGCCGCCGCTTCTAAAAAGCAGGGATTCGGGCAGGTAGTGCCCGAGGTTCCGCTGAACCTTTGCCTCGTATTCCTGTGCCCGCCGTGTCACCGCCGGCGAGACATCAGGCCCGATCCAGAGAGCCGCGTCGCTGCGAGCGAGCATGCGAAGCGGCACGGCGTTATAGCGGCCCGGCTGTACATGAGGCCAGGGGTTGGCGTGGTTGCGCGGCCCTCCGGTGATCCCGTCCAGGTACGCGAGTTCCGCCGCCAGTGCCTCTTGGTGCTTCTGGCCGCGCGGAGTGAGGGGCATCGGCCGGTCGCATACCTGCGACCAAGCCCACCTATCCGCCAGCACTTCGTTGGCATATTCCATGCGGCGCAACGTGTCGGCATAGAGCGGATCTTTCCCGAAATGCTTGAACTGATAGGACAGCGTGTTGTAGTTGTTCGCCTTGTGTCCGATCTCGTGGAACAGCCAGAAGCGATACATCTCGGCATCGGTCAGCTTGCTCAGATCGCACTCATAGCGATTTCGCCCGCGCCGACGGACCTCGCCAGCATTGACGCTCGAGCAGAGAAGCAGGAAGGGGGCCTCGACTAGCGATCCGATCTCGCTGCTGGATGTTGCGTCGATCGCAGCGGGGTCGAGGCCACCGACCAATCCGATGATGCGAGCCGGCTGCTCAAACAGGCGCAGCACCATGCCGTGGGCCTTGGCGATTTCCGCATATTCCCGGTATTGGGCCGGGGTGATATGCAGGACGGTGTCGGTGCGCTTGCTCATGCGTCACCTCCAGCCTTCAGGGTGTCGATGGACACCTCGAGCCACGCCAGGGCCTCGTTGTCGACGGAGCGCAGCAACTCCGCCATTGACGAATCGTTGACGGTCAACGATGCTTTTGCTACATTGCGGGGATGAGAAATCCCCTCCGCGCCTTGCGGGCGGATATCTTTCTTGGACATGTTTGCCTCCCTCGGCAGTCCAGGTTGAGTGCAGCGACTGCGAATCGCTGTGCTTCTAAGGCCCCGCCGACTGGAATCGGTTGGGGCCTTTGTTCTTTGCGCTTAACTCAGTGCATGCCTGAAATGTAAAGTGCTTTGAACTTTTCGTCAAGCGCTTTGAACGGCCGAAAAAAATCCCGCGCGCGGCGGGATGCGAAGAGGGCGGGGGGCGGGGTAGGTCAAAAATCTTCGCTGCGCCAAACCTTTAATACGCGGCCAAAAACTTCAAAGTCCATTGACTTGTCTATGGTCCATTCACGATAAGCACTGTTTTCCGAAATGGCCAGCAAGCCTCGGCCAGGTACGCGTTGCAGCCGCTTTATAAAGCCCTCCCCCTCTACACGGAAGAAGTACACGGCGTCGAATTCTACGGTCTTGACGCCGGCGTCTACTAGCAGCGGATCACCAGGATTGAACATCGGGCGCATCGAATCTCCGAAGCCCGTGACAATGCATAGATTTTCTGTACTGCTGAAGTGGCGCACGTTTTTGTTTAGCCACTCTTTGCTGACATTCCAGCTATGGATCACGCCCGGCTGATCCCGTAGCTCGAGACCATCTCCCATTGCACCCGCGGCGTCATACTGGGGTATACGCACAACATGGCCGTCTGCTGGCTTTGGCGTCGGTAGTGGCAGGTTGTCTTCGTCTATGCGTTGGCCCGTGGCGAGCCAAAGCGCGTCGTCGATGCCGTACGCCTTGGCTAGTTGCGCGGTCGTCTCCGCTCCAAGCGATTTGGTCGAGCCTGAGAGCCACATTGAGACGGACGCTCGGCTAACTCCTGTCTGGCGGGCAAGGGCGGTCGCGGTAAGCCCATGATCCTTCATGAATTGCCGCAGGCGGTCTTGTAGAAACGATGGGTTCATGGCGTTAAGTCCAGCGAACAAAATTTGAGTGTACTTGCGTTTTGATTTCAGTGCACTTAACATTGTGGTCATGGAACTTAACACAGACGAAAGCGACCTCCGCCCCGTGCTTCTGACGGTTCTCGCTACGGGCATGCGCAAGTCCGAGGTGGCTCGACAGCTCGGCATCTCGCGTGCGCTTATCTCTGAGGTGACCCGCGAGGGGAAACACGGGTGGCGCCCGCGCTACGGCGTAGCTTCAAAGCTGCTCCGATTGCGGGACGAGCGATGCGGCACAGTCGCTCAGGAGCCCGCCCATGCCTAACGCCGACTCCACCCTCAGTTTGCGTTGTGACAGCGCCCAGGCCCACCAAGCCCTGGGCCCGCTGGTGCGCCGTCTACTTGAAGAATTTCCCCAGACTTCGCTTGAGTTCATCGACGACCTGCTTCTTCGCGCTCTCGACGGCGGAGCCGTAGGTGCCGGAGGCTCCGCATCCCTTGCAGGTGATGGTGTCGGTGGTCTTGAGATTTGCCTGGACACCGCCCGGGTAATCGAACTCCTTGCTTCCGCACTTCGCGCAGGACAGGGTAATCGTGTCGCTCATGGTCAGCCCCTTTCGGAAAAGGTTGATGTTGTGGAACGCCAATCATATCCGGCTCGGGCTGGCCGCCTTATTCCTTGCGCGCAGCACATTCCCGGCGACACCCGGACGCCGCCGGCGCCTGGCGCCGTTCGCATTGGCCCGGAGGACGTGTAGCCATGAACACGGCTGTTTCGATCTTGATCCTGGTAGCCGCGTTCACGTGGCTTCTGATGCTGATCGCCGGCTGCTGCGCAGGCCTTTGGCTGCTGTGGCGCCGCCGTGGGCTGCGCAAGTGGATCGCCGACTTCGATCGGGGCCTGGAGCGCGAAGAGCGGGCCCGGGCCGTCTTTCAACGCCGCCACCGGTTCAGGCCGTAGGCGGATAACGGTGTGCACACGGCTAGGGTAGCTCCCGAAAAGACGGACTCCTCCACCAGTCCTGCCGAAGTGCCTTCTCTGTGGAGTGATGGAGGTTCTATGACCCCTCGCATGATCGTGCCTTTGCTGCGCTACACGGACGCGCGCGGCACGGAAAGGGAAGTTTCCCTTGTGCAGCACCAGCCCGACCAGCCGCCCCGGATCGTCAGCGGATCAGGCCCCGAAGCGATCGATGTGCCGCTGTCGACCTTGTTCGGCGTTCAGATCACGCAAGACCCCATCCGCCAACTGATCGGTGACGGGCCGGAGTTCGCAGAACTGCCCGCCGACCGAGTGCGAGAGGCCGCTGGCCTGGCGCTACGGGCGCTACCCGCGTCCGCCGGCAGGTTCCGCGTCGTGTGGGTGCCCGACGACGGATTGCCGTTCTGAGGCGCGCATTGACACACGACAACGCATCGCCGCAGGTTGAAGAGGGCCACACACGCCTCGCAAATGAGTTGCTGGAGGCGATGTGCTGCGCTGGCTTCTCGGCGCGCCAGTGGGCCGTTGTGATGGCCGTGGTGCGCAAGACCTATGGGTACGGCAAGAAGGCCGACGACATCAGCCTGGGACAGCTTGCATCTATGACTGGCATTGCCAAGCCGCACATCAGCCGCGCGGTGAACGATCTTATCGAATCGGGCGTAGTGCGCCGCTCAGTCGGTACCTTCGGGCATTCGCTGTCGCTCAACAAGCATTACAAGCAGTGGCGCGTCGGCGCCGTCGCAAAAGGAGTTACTGATTTGGTCACGAAAGGGTTACCGAAAGAGCAACGGGGGTTACCGATTCAGGAACCCACGGATGGGGTTACCGATTCAGACACGACGGTTACTGAAACGGTAACGGGGGGCGGGGTTACCGATTCGGTCAAGCTGGGGTTACCGATTCAGGAACCACAAAAGGAAACTCTACAAAAGAAAGAAAAACACCCCCCTATTCCCCCCAAGGGGGATGAGGGAGATCCGGAAGGCTTTGCGGAAGCCTGGGCGGCCTATCCGAAGCGTCAAGGCGGAAATCCTCGGGCAACCGCTGTGAAGGCCTGGAAGGCGCGCTTGTGCAAAGGCGTGGCGGCAACCGAGATGATCGCCGGGGTGAGGGGATATGCCGCGTACTGTCGCGCAGAGGGCAAGGAGGGAACGTCGTTCGTGCTGATGGCGGCGACCTTTTTCGGGCCCGACCTGCGATTCCGCGATTTCTCGGGTTCTCCCGCTGCGGCCGGCGAAGGGAATGATGCCAAGCTGTGGTACGAGCAGGTCGGGTTTTCCAACCCCTGGGAGGCTGAGAATGCGGGCTGCACCGAGGGCAACCGCTGGATGTGGGAAAACCGCCAGCAGGTTCGCACCGAGCAGGACCGCAAGGCCTGGCTGGCGGCCCAGGAGCAAGGGAGGGCGTCCGCATGAACGCGCAGGAACTCTCCCGCCGCTTGGCGGACTCGGCCGCAACCGTCGCCGCGCACCTGTTGCCCGGCGGCAAGAAGCACGGCCGGGAATGGAAGGTGGGCAACGTCTCGGGCGATGTCGGCGACTCGCTGTCGGTGTGCATCAGTGGCGCCAAGGCGGGTATCTGGTCCGATTTCTCGGCCGGTATCGGTGGCGATCTTCTCGACCTGTGGGTCGCGACGCGGCGCTGCGACCTGGCAGAGGCGATGCGCGAAGCCAAGCAGTACCTGGGCGTGCGCGACGACACACCGCTGAAGCCGCCGAAGCGCGAGCCGTACAAGCGCCCGGCAAAACCCCAGTGCCGGACGCCGAAGTCCCGTGTGCGCGAGTGGCTCATGGGCCGCGGGCTGACCGAGGAAACCATCACCGCTTTCCGGATCGGCGAGCAGGAGCGGGGCGACAAGGTCTATGCGATCTTCCCGTACCTGCGCGACGGCGAGCTGGTGAACACCAAATCCCGCAACCCGGACGAGAAGAAGGACATGCTGCAGGCCGGCGGCGCCGAGCCCTGCCTGTTTGGCTGGCACCTGATTGAGCCGAACGCGCGAATGGTCGCGATCTTCGAAGGCGAGATCGACGCCATGACCGGCCACCAGGTGGGTATTCCTTCGCTGTCGGTAAACGCCGGCGCTGGGAATCATCAGTGGATTGAGAACGACTGGGAGCGCCTGCAGCAGTTCAGCGACATCGTGCTGTGCTACGACAACGACGATGCTGGGCACAAGGGTGTGCGGGAGGTCGCCACGCGCCTGGGGCTGGAGCGTTGCCGCATCGCCACCTTCGGAAGGGCCAAGGACGTTAACGAATACCTGACCGAGTATCAGGCCAGCGGAGAAGACATCGAATTCTGCATCAAGCAGGCGCGTGGGTTGGATCCGGACGAGCTCCAACAGTTGGCCGACTTCATGCCAGCCACGCAGGCGATGTTTTGGCCAGCTCACGACGCACCGGCCTATCCCCAGCTTTCATTCTGCGGCCGGGCCATGGACTGGTGGGAATGGCTGCCGGCGCGCGTAAGCGTGTGGACCGGCATCAACGGCCACGGCAAGAGCCTGATGCTCAGTCAGGCCCTGATTCCCGTGATGCAGAGCGACATCCCGGTGTGCATGTTTTCGGGCGAGCTGACGCCGGCTCAGCAGCTCAAGCGCCTGGCCAAGCAGATCACGGGCATCGACCGGCCCACGCCGGCGTACCTGAGTGCAGTACAGAACTGGTTGCAGGGCCGCATGTGGATCTTCAACGTGGTCGGCATCGCCGGCCTGGACCGGCTGCTGGAGGTTTTCGCGTACGCCGCGAGCCGCTACGGCTGCGGCCACTTCGTCATCGACAGCCTGATGATGCTCGACGTACCCGAGGACGGCCCAGGCTCCATGACGGCGCAGAAGACGGCGATGCGCAAGATCGTGTCCTTCGCACATGCCACCCAGAGCCACGTCCACCTCGTCGCGCACCCACGCAAGGCGAGCGACGAAACCAAGGCGCCGGGAAAGCTGGATGTCGCCGGCAGTGGCCACATCACGAACGGCGCCGATAACGTGTTTTCGGTTTGGTCGGCCCAGAAGCCACCAGGCGAAGACACCGATACGCCCGATGCGCGGCTGGAAGTGCTCAAGGATCGGGATGACGTAGGGCGCCGCAAGATCAGCCTGTACTTCAATCGCAGCACGGGGCAGTACACGCTGGACGATGCTCGCCGCTCTTACCAGTACCTCAAGTTCAGCCAGGAGGCTTCATGAACCGCTGCGCCCACTTGGCCGATATTCGCACCGCCGTGAACGAACTGGCCCAAACCGGTACCCCGATGGTTTGCACGGCCCGCGGCTGCGACAGCTGCCCCGTCTGCAGGCCGGCCGGCACCGTGCAGCTGGCGCAGGAGCGCCACAAAACCGCAGGTGGTGCAGGAGCCGCCCCGGACAGCCTCGCGCGCGCGGGGACGTTCCAGGATGAACCATTCACGCCGCTGGGCGAGCCGGAACGTGGAACATCGACCGTTCCGGGTGTTCCAGAAAATGTTCCAGCGCTGAACGTCAACATCCTGGCCGCGCAGGCCGATATCGCCATTGATCCGACGGCTGGGACGCTCGAGGCATTGAAGGAGCGTATGCGATCCGGTGCCGGCCAGCCCCCCGGCTGCTTCGATATCACCCGTAGGCAGATGGACCTGCTGAAGGCGGCCCATACCCGCGGCAACCCGATCAGGACGCTGCAGGCCATTCTGGGGCCAGATCCCCAGTTCTTCATGGGCGTGCCACTTCGTGTTTGTGACGCGGCCGAAGGGGAACAGCAAGGGCCTGATGAGGCGTGCTGCGACTCGCATGTGTCTCGCGCGCACGCGCGCGTTTTGCCCGAGCCGGAACAGGCCGATCTGCATCGGGAAGAAGGCGCGACCACTGGAGGCGCGATGGAAAACGAGAAACCGCCGTTGTGTGTCAACTGCCGGCACTATCGGGTGCACGGCGCCCCTGGGTACTTTCGGCGCACCTTCTGCTGCCGCCGCGCGGTGGAGAAGGTTGACCCGGTGGACGGGCGGAAAGTGCTGGCCGGCACCACTAGTCCGACCTACGAGCGGCTGGAATTGCCTCTCACGGATCCGGAGAGTATGTTTCGATGCGGCGTCGATGGAAAATTCTTCGAACAAAAGGTGACTTTCTGGCGGAGGCTCTTTCGATGATGCCCATCACTCCGGCGCCGCCCGTCGACTGGAACCGCGTGTTTCTTACCCTGCGCGGGGAGGGGTACACGATGCACGATGTGGCCGCGTATACCGGGATCCCACGAGTCACGATGATTGGTTGGTCGCAGGGTGCTGAGCCTCGCCACCAGGACGGCGAGACCATCATCCGCTTCTGGAGCGAAGCGACCCAGTTGCCTCGTGAGGCTCTCCCCACTAGGCCCCCGGAGATGTTCGCCAGCAGACTGGCGCAGTCACGGTCATAAAAAGTCGGGATTCCGACCGCGGCCGAGAACCACAATCGGCTCCGATCTTCTGCCAACAGACGGAGCCAAACATGTCACGCCGCAACCTGAACCTCCAGACCCCGGGCGAGGCCGCCCAGACCGAATCCCAGACGACCGCCATCCAGACCCCGGGCGAGGCCGGCGCATCGGATGCCGGTGCCAGCGCTGACGAAGCCCAGAAGGCGGACGCCAGGGCGCTGCTCGCCGCGCAGGATGAGCTCAAAATCGCCAACCAGCGCATCCAGGAGCTCGAGGCCGAAGCCGCAGTGCGTACGGCCAGCGCCAAGGCCCCCACCCCCAGCAGCACCAAGCCGGCCGGCCAACGCGACTACTGCCGCACGCCCTCAGCCGAAATCGATGCCACGAAGCTCACGGCCCCCGTGTTGTCGGCCGACGGCTGGGTGACGCCGAACCCTCCCGAGAAGAAGGCCTAGCCATGGGTGGCGTCGTCAAGAAGGTCCTGAAGCCGGTTTCGAAGCTGGTCGGCGGAGTTCTCGGTGGCGGAGAAGACGCACCCAAACTTCCCGAAGGACCCAGCGCAGAAGAGGTTGAGGCTAGGGCTGCAGCCAAGACCGCAGCCGAAAAGCTGGCGGCCGAGAACGAGGCCGCGGCTCTGGCCAACGCATCGGCAGCCGAACGCAACCGGCAGCGCAAGGCTGGCAGTCTGCTTGCCTCCGGCGCGGGCAGCGGTGGCAATGCGCAAACATCGTCGGTTCTCGCTTATGGCAAGGCCCGGCTCGGGGAGTAAGCCGTCGTGTCCAATGACAGCGTGGCAGTTGAGGTAATCCGCCGTCTTGGCGTCCTGAAAGGCTTGCGCTCCAAGCACGAGCAGACCTGGCGGGACTGCTACGACTATTCTTTCCCTATCCGATCGCAGGGCTTCAATGGCGACACCGAGGAAATCTCGGGCGTACAGGCCAAGAAGGCCGAACTGTGCGACACCACCAGCACCGACTCTGGGCGGCAACTGGCATCTGCCATCCAGACAGGCATCACACCAGCGAACTCGCGCTGGTTCGGTATGACCGTCTGGAACGAAACCGATGATGAAAAGACCTGGCTAGATGAGTCGGCGGATAGTCTGTGGAAGGCAATCCACGCCAGCAACTTCGACGCCGATTCGTTCGAGTGCATGCTGGACATCGTCGCCGCGGGCTGGTTCGTCCTCTTCGTGGATGAGAACCGCGCGGATGATGGGTCTGTGAACGGTCTGCGCTTTGAGCAGTGGCCGACCTCGCAGTGCTACTGTGCTGCATCCCAGCCTGGCGGCCCTATTGATTCGGTCTATCGGCCCTACACGTTGACGGTTGAGCAATGCGTCGCGGAGTTCGGCGAGAGCAAGGTCTCCGACAAGGTGCGCAAGCTGTACCAGGACGAGAAGCTGGACGAGCCCGTCCAGTTGGTGCATGCCATCTATCCACGACGAAACGGCCAGGCCGGCGCGCGCCGGGCCAAGAACATGCCATTTGCGTCAGTCCACATCGACTGCGACGGCAAGACCACCCTACGCGAGTCGGGCTACCACGAGCGTCCGTTCACGGCGCCGCGGTGGACGCTGATCCCGCAGTCCGTGTACGCCATCGGCCCGATGTTCGACGCGCTCCCCGACGTCAAGATGCTGAACACGCTGGCCAGGATGGAACTGGCGAACGTGGATATGGCCGTGTCGGGGATGTTCGTAGCCGTCGATGACGGTGTGCTCAACCCGTGCACAATCAAGGTCGGCCCCCGAAAGATCATCGTCGCCAACAGCGTCGACAGCATCAAGGCATTGCCCACGGCGGCCGATTTCAACGTCTCCTTCACCAAGCGCGAGCAGTTGCAGGGCCAGATCCGCAAGACGCTGATGGCGGATCAGCTTCCGCCGCTGGAAGGCTCGCCGCGTACGGCGACCGAGTTCCATGTGCGTGTGAACCTGATTCGCCAACTGCTGGGACCGGTCTATGGTCGTCTGCAGGCCGAATACCTCCAACCGCTGATCGAACGATGCTTCGGACTAGCGTTCCGAGGTGGACTGTTTGGACAGCCACCGCAATCGCTCGCGGGGCGCCCGTACACGGTTATTTACCTGTCTCCCATGGCCAAGAGCCAGAAGATGGAAGAAGTCAGCGCCATCGAGGGCGCGCTCGCCTCGGTAGCCGCCTTGGCACAGGAAAAGGGCGACCCGACCGTATGGGACAGCTTCGACGTGGACGAAAGCGCACGTGTTGCAGCTGATGGCCGTGGCATGCCCGCCAAGCTTATCCGCAGCCCCGAACAGGTCGCAGCGATTCGCCAGCGGCGACAGGAAATCGAGCAAGAGCAGCAACAGCAGGCCATGCAGCAGCAGATTGGCATGGAAGCGGCGACGGCGTCCGTACAGCGCATGGCGGCCGCCCAATGAGCGTGGATTCCTCCGTCTACAAGGAAATATTCGAGGACGACCGACGAGGAGCCGCGATTCTGGAAGACCTAATCCGCCGATTCTCACGGCCTGCAGCTACCGAGGGTGGCATTGACGCCGTGCTCAAGACCTACCAGCGTGACGGCATGCGCCAGGTGGTCGAGTTTGTCGTCACTCAGATAAACCGGGCGAACGGCGTCCCGGACCCGAACGCCGACCAAGGAGAGTAAGCAATGTGGAAACGTCATTTCCCGGTCATGAACGAAGCTGGCGCGGATGCTGGTGGCGGCGGTGGTGGCGATGCCGGGGCCGCTGGCTCCGGCGACAATAATGCCGCCGCTGTGGCTGCGAGTGCAGCAAGCGTTGCGGCCGGTGCGGCAGAAGGCGGCGCGGGCGCTAAGTCTTTGCTGGACCAGGGGGCAGGCGCCGACACCAGCACGCCCACCGAATGGCTGCCCGAGAAGTTCCACACCAAGAACGACGCCGGCGAGCTGGATATCGAGGCCTCGGCTCGCAAGATGGCCGAGAGCTACGCTCACCTCGAAAAGCGCAGCGGCTCGGCGGATGCCCCGCCCAAGGCCAGCGCGGATTACACGATCACGGCGCCCGAGGCCTTCAAGGACCTCGATGTACGTACCGATCCTGACATGGGCGAATTCCTGGAGAGCGCCCACAAAGTGGGCATGTCCCAAAAGCAGATCGACGTCGTCATGGACGCCTATTTCAAGATGGCGCCCAAGCTTGCCGAAGGCGGCGTCACACTCAACCAAGAGCAGGCTACCGAGCAGTTGCAGGCCAAATGGGGCACCGGACGCGAATTCCAGCGTCATGCCGGCCTGGCGCATGTGGCCACCACCGCGGCCTTGCAGAAATCGGGCGTCACCATGGAAGAGGTGGAGCAGTCCGGCCTGGGCAACCACCCGGTGTTCCTGCGCCTCATGGCCGGTTTGGGCACCGAGTTCCAGGAAGATCGTCCGGTTGGCGGCCAAGTGCAGCGGGTCACCCAGGATTCGATCCGAGAAATCGAGATGTCCGACGCCTACCGGAACCCTCGTCATCCCGAGCACGAGGCCGTCAGCAAGCGCGTGCGCAACTTCTACGAGCGCACCTACGGCACCGATGCGGCCGGCTGATCTTCAAAAAGTCGGGATTCCGACACCCCTCCAGCGTGACCATTGCGGGCATTCAACCGGCCCGCATGGCACGCGGACAACCGGATAGAGCCCTCCCAGTGGTGCGGTAGCCGGCAGCAGTGGGCGACTCCCGGGCCCGGACATCCGGACAACCCGAAAGGCGAATTGACAAGACCAATTTCCCTTTGGAGTTTTCCATGTCCCAAACGATCACCCAAGCATTCGTTATCCAGTGGGATAACCAGATCCGCCTGCAGGCCCAGCAGCAGGAATCCCGGCTCGCCGCCGCCGTCACCGATCGCGGCTCGATTACCGGGGAGTCGTTCACGGCCAACCGCCTGGCGCCGCTGGACGACATGCCCGAGAACACCGTGCGCCACGGTGACACCGTGTTCTCCGAGGCGACGCACAGCACGCGCGTCGCTCTGATGAAGGACTACTTCCAGGCGTTGCCGGTCGACCGCAACGACGAGCCCAAGCTGTTGGCCAATCCGCTGTCCGGCTCCTACAACCAGTCGCTGATCGCGTCACACAACCGCCGCAAGGACGACATCATCTTCAAGTCGCTGATCGGCGCGGCGCAGACCAAGGAAGGCGCGCAGATCGTGCTGCCGTCATCGCAGATCATCGCCGCCGGCGGCACGGGGTTTACCAAGGCGAAGCTGATCCTGGCGCGCAAGATGTTTCGCAAGAACGAGGCCGACCAGCACGCGGGCGAAACGCTCAACATCGTCTACACGGCCGAAATGCTGGAAGACATCCTGTCCGACACCACGCTGACCAGCGCCGACTTTCTGGCGGTGAAGATGCTGCAGGAAGGCGACGTCGCGGGCCGCTGGATGGGCTTCAAGTGGATCCCGTACGAGGCTGTGCAGATCACCGGCGGAACCACCGCACGCATCGCCGCCTGGACCAATAGCGCGGTTCACTTCGGCTCCGGCTTCGTGGAAGGAACCGCCGGGCGCCGCAAGGACAAGAAAAACCTGATGCAGGTGGACATGGCCGCTTCCCACGGCGCTGTGCGCGTCGAGGAAGAGAAGGTCGTCGCCATCGACTTCGTCATCTAACCGAATCAAGGAATTAGGAGAAAACCATGGCTGAAGTCAATAGCGTTCAGGCGCAGAAGTATATCGACGGCAAGAAGCTGATGCCGGCCGAATCGCACGGGCGTCAGCGCGTGCTGGTGGCGACTCTGCCGGTGACGCACGCTGCCCACGCCGTCAACGACACCATCCTGCTGGGTCGCGTTCCGGTGAACAGCCGGTTTCTGACCGGCGGCGTGGTGAGTGTCGGCGGCGCTGGCACCGCCAGTTCGACCCTGGATATCGGCGTGCGTGTCACCAAGACGGGCGTGGTGGTGGCAGCCGCTGGCATTGCCACGGGAGTGGACATCTCGGCCGCCGGCAAGATCGCGGCCGATACCGGAACTCTGATTGCCGCCGCCGCGGATTCGATCACTGCCACCGACGTGGACGTTTACGCCACCGTCAAGGGCGCCGTTCTCGCGGCAAACCAGCAGATCCGTGTCGAGATTCCCTACGTCACGGACTGATCGTATCGATGGTCATCCTCCCTGGTTTCCAGGTGGAATTTGCCGGGGGCTAGTCCCCCGGCTTTTGTTTTAGGTGCTAGCAATGTCCACAGCCAGTCCCGTATCCATCTGCTCGAATGCGCTCCAACGCTTGGGGGCTGATCCTATCAGCAGCTTTGAAGATGGCACCAAGCATTCAGGATTGTGCGCCAACCTGTGGCCCACCGTTCGGGATGCATTGCTGCGGTCACACAGTTGGAACTGCGCGATTCGGCGAGTGCAGTTGGCGCCCATGTCACAAGCCCCTGAATTCGACTTCAAGTATCAATTCCAACTGCCCGGCGACTGGATCAAAACGCTGCAGGTCGGCAGCAAGCTAGAACCTATTGATTACCAACTGGAAGGGCGACAGATCCTGGCCAATGTCAACCTGGTGCCGCTCGTGTACATCTGGCGCAACGAGGTTCCTGCCAGCTGGGACGATTCGATGGTAATCGTCGCCGAGCTCAAGATGGCCGCCGCACTGACCTACCCGGTTACCGCTTCCACTAGTTTGATGGAGAGCCTGAAACAGGAGGCTGAGATTGCCGCGCGCAACGCCCGTGCCGACGACGGCCAGGACATACCGCCAGAAGAATTGGGGGGATACCCCTTGTATGGTTCCAGGTTCTGAGGGTTGTCATGCCAAAACTCGATAGCATTCAGACCAATTTCACCGCCGGGGAAATCTCTCCCAAGGTTCGCGGCCGAGTGGATATCGCGCGTTACCAGAACGGCGCCGAGGCACTGTCCAACATGACGGTCGACATCTACGGCGGGGCGTCGCGTGCGCCTGGAACGGCGTATGTTGCCCTGGCAGCGTCGGCGTCACAGCGGAGCCGGCTCATCCCCTTCGTGCTGAACCGTGACACCGCATACCACCTGGAGTTCGGACACAACGTTATGCGCGTGTTCCGCGCCGGTGCTGGTCAGGTTCTGGTCGGCGGCGTCCCCTACGAAATCTCTACCCCTTACAGCGCCGCCGAAGTGGCTGAATTCCGATTTGCCCAGGGCCCGAACGTCATGTTCATTGCGCATCCGTCCAAGCCGATGCAGTTGCTGCGTCGGCTTGCCGATGACAGTTGGGTTCTTGGCGACGTGCCGTTTACCGTTGTCCCGTTCTCGGAGCTAGGCGATCGGCCCAGCACTAATCTGACGCTCAGTGCGTCGACTGTTGGTCTTGGCCGTACGGCGACTGCCTCAGCAGCCACGTTCCTGGCCGCGGATGTTGGACGGCGCATTACCTATCAGACGGGAATTGCCGTCATCAAGACGGTATCCAGTAGTACCAGCGCAACGGTGGATGTCACCGCCCCGTTCCCCTCCACCTCTCTGCCGTCTCTACAGTGGATCCTGGAAGACTCGCCCCAAACCACGTGCACACCCAGTGTGAAGGGTACTGTGGGACTTGCCATTTCTCTCAGCCTGGCGGTTCAGGGGTGGAGGGACTCTGACATTGGCAAGTTCGTCACCATCAATCGCGGCTTGGTGCAGATCACCACCGTGGCTAGCACCACCGTTGCAACTGGAGTGGTCAAGGCAGATATGGACGCCGTCACAGCTGCCGAGGCGGGGGCCTGGACGCTGCAAGGACCAGTCTGGTCGGTGTACGAGGGGTATCCCGCGGCCGTCGCGATCAATCAGCAGAGGCTGAACGCGGCTGGCACATCCCGCTTTCCGAATGGCGTGTGGGGAAGCCGAAGCGGTGAGTACTTCGATTTCACGCAGGGGAAAAATGATGGCGATGGCTATTTCTTTCCCCTAGACGGCGAAAGCAATGGCATCGAACATCTTGCGTCTGTTCGTGCGCTCATCGCCCTGACGCCAGGCACGGAATGGACGCTTGTTGGCGGTGTGGAAAAGCCACTCACGCCGACAAACGTCAACGCCAAAGACCAAACGGTCTATGGCTGCAACAACGTCCGCCCGGTCCGGGTAGGAGACGAATTGTTGTTTGTTCAGCGTGCGGGCAGGAAGGTTCGGGCGATGAGTTATCAGGCGGCTTCTGATTCGTACAGCGCGCCGAACCTGACGACGCTGTCCGAGCATCTGACAGCAGCCGGCGTTGTTGACATGGCTTATCAGCAGGAGCCCGGCTCGCTTGTCTGGGCAGTCCTCGGCGATGGAAATATGACGTCGATGACGTTTGACCGGGATGAAGGCGTCATAGCCTGGACTCCACATGACACCGACGGCTCTTATGAGTCCGTCTCGTCAGCGCCGGCTGGAGCTACCGATGAAGTGCTTCTGGTCGTTCGCCGGGTCGTGAACGGCCAGACCGTTCGATACATCGAGCGCATGAGTACCGAATACTTCGTGCACAGCGGAATTTCAGGCCACAACCCTGCAGGGGCGGAAGTGTGGACAGGGCTGGAGCATCTTGAAGGAAAGACGGTGCAGGTGCGTGCTGATGGGACGAAGCAGCCCGACCAGGTTGTTATCGGCGGCCAGATAACCCTGCCGGGTCCAGCGGTGGATGTGCAGATCGGCTTGAAGGTAGTGCCGCGCGTTCAGCTGTTGCGCCCCGAAGTGGGAACGCCTACAGGGACTGCGCAGGCGAGCAACATGCGCACGCACAAAGTCTCGGTTCTCTTCTATCGAACGATTGGCGCCACCATTAACGGCCAGCAGCGTGCGGTTCGCTCTTTCGGCCCTGGCATTCTCGACAAGCCTCCTGCTCCATTGTCCGGTTGGGACGGTGTCGGGAATCTAGGCTGGGACGTGGGCGAATCTCCTATCGAAATAATCCAGGATGATCCGATGCCATTTCATATTCTGGCGGTGGTCCGCCATTGGACGACAAATTCATGATCCGCACTGCTACTCCTGACGACGTGCCCGCGGCGGTGCTGCTGGCGCAGGCATTTCACAACGAAAGCGCATACCGCGCGCGGGGATTTTCTCCGCAAAAAGTCACCTCCCTGTTTACCGGCCTTTTGGCCGAGGAGCGCGGCGTGCTGCTGGTGGCCGACTATGGCGGGGATCTGATCGGGTTCGTAGCCGGCGGGATCGGTCAAGATTACTTCGGTGACGACCTGTTCGCTTTTGAATACGGGGTATACGTCACTCCGGCGCGGCGTGGTGGCATGGCAGGCCCAAATTTGGTTAAGGCATTTCTGCGTTGGGCTGACGACCTGGGGGTGGCGCGAAAGCATATGGCCATCAGTACGGGTATTGCGACCGATCGTACTGGCGAACTCTACAAACATATGGGTGGGGCCGATAGTGGCTCGCTCTATTCCTGGGGGCTTTGATATGGGCTGGGGCGGATTAGCGATTGGTTCCACGGTGTTGGGCGGCCTGATGTCGGCGTCTGGACAGGTTGACCAGGGACAAGCACAGAGAGACGCTGGGTACGCCCAGGCGGAGCAATATGAACTCGAGGCGGCACAGGTTCGCCAAGCGGCCAAGGAGCAAGCAGCCAAGATCCGCCGTGCAGGCAACATCACACGGTCGGCGGCGCGCGCGGCGTATGGCGCCTCGGGTGTATCCCTAGACATGGGTACGCCGATCACTGTAGACGACGGCATTGCGCAGGACGCGGAGAGCGACGCCTATGCTGCGATCCTTTCCGGAAATCGGCAGGCGAAGAACTTGGGGCTGCAAGCCGAAAACGCTCGGCGTCAAGGTGCATTCGCATCTTCTTCCAGCTCCCCGATTGGGTCTTTGCTGTCGACGGCTGGCAGCATCTTCGGCATTTGGCGAGGTATGAAATGAGAATTCCGGTTGGAGATTTCGGTAGCGCTGTGGCGCGACCCGCCTCAGCGGTTCCCATCAGTGCGGACGCCTACGGCGCGCAGCAGGGCGCATCGCTCGCTCAGACTGGCCAGGGTCTGCAGCAGGTAGGTGCCGAATTGGGCCGCTACCAGCAGGATCTGAACCGCATCAAATCCATTCGGGCCATGGCCGAGGCCAAGAACAGCCTCTATGGCCTAGAGGATGAAATCACCCAGGGAATATTCAAGGGCGATATCGACCCGGCAGATGCGCAGAAGGTATGGCAGGATCGCTCTCCCAAGTTGGTCGCGGACAGGTTGCAGGGGGTGAACTCGGAACACCGAGAGTTGGTCAGCGCGCAGTTGCTTGACACGTCGAACTCCCTGGCCGGTCGTGTGCGCGACGCCGCGACCAAGCGCACGCAGCAGAATATCGGCGGTGAATTGACCGCGCTGGGCAGCGAACTCGAGCGCGAGGCGGTACGAGATCGGGCCGGCGCCAATGCGAAGTACGAGACCAGCGTGCGCTCGATGGGACCACAGGCCGGCATGACGCCGGCACAGATCGAAACCGCGGTGCAGAAGTTCAAGGAAAGCAGCGCCAATACCGTCGCCTACACGGCGCTGCATGCCGCGCGCAACAACGGCCAGGCTTTGAATGAATTTGAGAACCGGCTGGCATCGGACGAGTTCGCCGACCTGGATCCGCAGCGGCGCGCCGTGCTCCTGAATACTGCGAGCGGCTACAAGGCGACTCTCGAGCAGCGCGCGCAACTCCAGACCGATCGGGCCCTGGCGCGCGGCCAGTCGGCGCTGGATCAGGTTGATAAGCAGATTGCCAGCGGAGTCCCGGCGAAAGCCAACGACTGGCTGCAGTGGATGGCGCAGGCCGCCGGCACGCCATATGAGCGCGACATGATCGAGCGCATGAAGTCGGAGCAGGAGGTCCAGGACGCGCTGCAAAAGCCTATTGGTGAACAGGTGGCCATGGTGCGCAACAAGCAAGCGGCGCAGATGTCTCAGGGCGCAAACCTGACTGACCAGGCGAATCTGCGACGCCTGACCGACGCGGTACAGACCAATATCAAGACGCTGTCCGACAGCCCGCTGCAGTACGCGAAAAACCGCGCGGGGGTGGCAGTACAGCCCCTGGATGTGGGCGCGCTGTTGCAGCCTGATGGCGCGGCCGTTATTGGCGCCCAGGTGCGCGACAGGGTGAACACCATCAACGCATTGCGCGAGGCCAACCCGGGCTTGGTTCAGATGCACCCGCTACTGCCGGACGAAGCCAAGATTCTGGCCGATGTGCTGAAAAATGCGCCGTCTGGGCAGAAGTCGGCCGTGCTGGGCACGCTGTATCACGCCTTTGGCAATTCGCAGGCCTACGACGGGGCCATGAACCAGCTGAAGGATACCGACCCGTTCATGGCGCGCATGGGCCTGAGGGCGTCGAGTTATGCGCAGTCGCAGATCACCAATAACTGGTTCTCGCCTGACGTGGTGCAATCGGCCGGAGATGTTGCGGCGATCGCCTTGCATGGCGATGAAATTCTGCGCAGTGGCGGGAAGAATGGCACCGTGTCCTACCCCATTCCCAAGGATCAGGAGTTTATGACGGCGATCCAGGGGAGGGTCGGCAATCTGTACCGCGGCTCCGGCCCGGGCGACAGCGGTGCCCAGCAGTTCATGCAGGACGCTTACGCCATCAAGGCCTACTACGTGGGGAGGGCAGCGCAGGAGGGTGACACCTCGGGCGCGGTCGACGGTAGCCGCATGGAACAAGCGATCACCGCAGTGCTGGGGAAACAGGTGGATTTCCATGGCAATGGCCAAGTGCTGGCGCCGTGGGGCATGAACGAATCCGATTTCACCGCGCGCGCCACCAAGGCGCTGTCCGACATGTTCAAGGCAGCCGGCATCCAGGACAAGGTCAGCGCCCACATGGGCAACGTAGGCCTGATCGGCGTGGGCGGTGGGGTGTACTTTCCGACGCTGGCCGGCACGCCGTTGGCAGACGATCAGGGCCGCCCGCTGGTGATCCGGTTGACGCCGGACGCTGACACCGGGCGCGACACGTTCGGCCGGCCCCTGTCCAGTCAGATCCCGGTGGGATCTGCGCCACCCGCGCCGAAAGGTCTGGTCGAAGCTGGAAACATCGATCTGAATGCTCGGCCGGTGGTGCGCAACCAGGACGGCAGTATCAGTACGGTGCGCTCGATGTCGTTCGAGGAAGACGGAAAGGAAGTGCTGATTCCGACCGTGGCTGATGACGGCTCCGCCATCCTGTCGGACGATGATGCGATTGCCCAATATCACCGCACGGGAAAATTCCTCGGAAAATTCAAGACCCCTAGAGATGCCGACGCCTATGCGCAGCAACTGCATGAACAGCAAGCGAAAGAATACGGGGGCCGCTGATGATGACTTCTGAGCAAGGCCGCGCATTGAGCGTGGCGGCACAAGCCCGGCCGGTGGGCGACATTCTGGGTAGCGCGCCCGAGCCTGGCGTGCTATCCGGAGTGGTTAGCGAGATCCCCCGCGGCGCAGGCCGAGGGTTAGCGGCAGCGCAAGGTCTTGCGGCGAGCCTGGCGGAGGACGTCACCCAGCCGCTGTACGACGCGCTGGAAGGCGCCACCGGTGTGAAGCCGCTGAATCCCTTCGGCGCGCTGCGCGAGGCATCCGACGCCACCGTGCGCCGCTTGGCGCCCGATCCGCTCACGGTCGGAACCGCCGGTCAGATCGTCAACGGTGTGGCCAGCATCGCCGCACAGGTGGCGGCCGGTGCCGCCCTGACCGCCGCGACGGGTGGCACGAATCTGATCTGGGGCGGCAGCACTATCGCGGGCGGCGCCACCGGCCGCACCACCTATCACGAGATGATCGAGAAGGGCGTCGACCCGTCTACGGCGGTAAACGCAGCCTTCGTTGACGGCGTGGCTACGGGCGGCGGTGCCCTACTGCCGGCAGGCATCGGCTTCTCGGGCTTGGCCGAGCCCCTGGCCGGCTACGGTGTGCGGCTTTCGACTGCAGGCTATCTGGGCGCCAATGCTGCCGTGGGGGCTGGTGGGAACGTGGCCATCGGCATTGCCCAGCGCGGCGCTATGGCAGAGGCCTTGCGCGCAGGCGGCTATGAGACGATGGCGCGCCAGTACACGCCCATGGACGGCGCAGCCATCGCTGCTGACGCGCTGCTTGGCGGGATATTCAGCGCCGCCGGCGCAGCAGTCAACCTGCCGGCCACCGGCTCGGGCACGGTGGATGCGGCGCTGGCCGCGCGCGACGCCAAGCACGCAGCGGTCACCACGGCGCCAGGTATCCCTGCCGATCCGGCCGCCGCCGCCGCGCACGGCAGCGCTCTGGACAAGGCCTTGCGCGATGTCTGGGATGGCAATCCCGTGGATGTTTCCGCGAGCGGGGTACAGAATCAGGCATTCGTGTTCGGGCGTCGCGACAATTCGGTGGTGCAGGAGGCCTCGCTTCAATACGGCGTGCCTGCGGCGGCCATAATCCCGTCGACACGCCTGGCGGACCTCCCCCTGGCCGGGCGCGCCGAGCTACCGTACAACGCTCCGGAACTGAACGAATATGCCGCGCACATCGAGCAGCAGTATGGCCTGCCGGCCGGCATCATCAATGCGCTGAAAAATTCCGGCGAGCGCAGCAACAGCAACCAGGTGAGCCCTCGCGGTGCGCGTGGCGTCATGCAGTTCATGCCGGAGAACCTGAAGAAGTACGGGGTGACCGATCCCAACGATCCGATACAGATGATCGACGCGGCGGGCCGCTACCTGCGCGACACTGCGCGCCAGTATGGCGGCAATGTGGACGCCATGATCGCCGATTACAACGGAGGCCCGCGGCAGGCCCGCGAAGTCCTGGCGGGCCGCGAGCCTGTGGCAAAGGAAACCCGCGACTATCTGGCGCGCGTGCGTGAGGCGATGGGCCGCGGCCAGGCCTGGGCTGACCAGGCGCCGGGTGGAGAAGGTCTGATTCGGATCTTCCCGGAAGACCGAGCGCGCGCGGCGCGCGCCATCGAGCAGGAAATTGCCAGCGCCGAAGCCGTCCATGCGGATCTGTCGGCGCGCGCCGGCCAACTTTCCGACGTTGGTCGAGTGACCGCGATGCAGGAGGAACTGGCCGGGTTGCAGCAGCAATACGACAGCCTGGCGGCTGACGGGGTGCTGCGAGACAGGGCCAAGGAAATCCAGACGGCGGGGGAACGCGTCAGTTACAAGCGTGCGCTGTCTGAGGCGCGCCAGCAGATCGGCGCGCAGCTGGAAGACATCAACGGGCGCATCGACCGCGTGCAGACCGAGATCGGCCGCAATGCAGATGCGGCGCGGGCGCTTCAGCAGCTTTCCGACCTGGATGCGCGGGTCGCCGCGCTGCGAGAGAACCGGGCCGCTATCGACGCGCCGGCATCCCAGCTCACCCCGGCTGCGGCCGCCGTGCGCCAAGTTGGCGGGGATACGTCGGCAATGCGCGGGCAGGCTGCGCGGGACGCCGACCGGCTCGCCCAGGCGGCGTCTGCGCCTGCGCCTGTGTCTCAAGAGGCCCCTCGCGCTGCAGGGGAGGCTGCAACGCCAGAGATGGCAGGCGCTCCGGCGGCGGCTATGCCTCGGGCGCAAGCTGCTGCGCCGCATCAAGCTGGCCCGGACGGTGGCCCGCCCGCGCGGCACTCTACCGACCAGCGTGCCGCCAGCAAGGGGACACAGGTAGGGCTGGACGACGTCGAGACCCGCGCCGGCCTGGCGCTGCTGGACGAGCAAGGCGATATCAAGATCCAGACCGTGGACGAGAACGGCAACCCGACTGAAATCTCGCTGCGCGACGCCTTGGCAGACGCGAACGCCGAACTGGAATACGCCACGCCGGCGGCCTTTGACGCCGCCATTCAATGCCAACTTCGAGGGGGTGCCTGATGCGCGCCGCATGTATTCAAGCAGTATCCCAGGCGCTGGGTCGGCCGCTGACGGCCGCCGAGGCCCAGAATATCGAGAACCGTATCATGCAGGCGATGCGAACCGTAGCGCAGCGTGACCTGGCGGCCTGGCGCAACCTGTCCGCCGCCGACCGACTGGCGGAGGGGGCCAAGCAGGCAGCTCTGGACGTAGCGGCGGACGCGGCCCTGAAACGTCGCCGTGTGGCGCTGACGGCATTGCGGCATGACGCGATGCGCAACTATCTGAACGGGTCCGCATATAGCCCCGTCGAGGCGCTTCAGCGTGCGCTGGTCTTCTATGGTGATGGGAAAAGCGGCACCATTTCGGTGGAGTCGACAGCCAACGCTATCAGAAGGGAATCCCTAGGCGCGATGCTCGACGTGTTCGACGTCACGCGCGGCAGCGTGATGGGGCTGTTCACGAATCAGGCGGGCGTGTTGGACTTGGTTCGCGAGTTGCGTGGCGACTCGACGGGAAACGCGGATGCCGCCAAAGCTGCCAAGCAATTCCAGGAAGTGGCCGAAGGGCTGCGCCAGCGCTTCAACCGCGCCGGCGGCAATGTGGGCCGTTTGGAAGACTGGGGCATGCCGCAGAGCCACAGCCAGATGTTGGTGGCCAAGGCTGGAAAGGAAAAATGGGTATCGGATCACCAGGGATGGGTCGACCGTAAGCGCTATGTGAACCCGGACGGATCGTTGATGGACGAAGCAGCCGTGCATGCGCTGTTGGAAGGCGCCTGGGAGACAATCGCCACGAACGGCGCCAACAAGATGGATCCGGGCAAGCCCGGCGGCTACGGCATGGCGGCCAACCGGGGCAGCCAGGAACGCCAGATCCACTACAAGGACGCGGACGCCTACCTCGCCGCGCAGCGCCAGTACAGCGACACCAGCATGATGCAGGCCCTGGTCGGCCACGTGGCCCAGATGGCGCGCGACGTGGCGCTGGTTGAGGCGTTGGGCCCAAATCCGAATCTCATGTTCAGGTACTGGGCCGACAAGGCTAAGATGGACATGACGTTGCGCGATCCCGCACGTACTGAAAAGATAAAGAGTCAGATCGCGCGCTTGGAGACGATATACAACGAGGTCTCAGGATCCAAGCGGCCGCCGGCGTCGGCTGCCCTCGCCGAAGGTTTCGACACCTATCGATCATCTAACGTTGGGGCGCGTTTGGGGTCAGCCGTTCTGACTTCGCTTACGGATGTTGGCACCACGGCGCTTACCGCGATCCACAACGGCATCCCCGTGATGCAGACCATGGCCAACGAGTTGCGCGCGCTGAATCCGGCAAATGCTACGGATCGACGCCAGGCTCTGAGAGCCGGCCTCGGTGTGGATCAACTCATTGGCGCTATAAATCGCTGGGGCACAGACGGCCTACAGCAGGATGCCCAGGTGTCCAGCCGACTGGCACGCTATGCCCAAGGCGCCGCTGCTGGTGTGATGAAGTTGTCCGGTATGAATGCATTGACCGGTGCCGGACAGCAGGCGTTTGGGTCGGTGCTGATGGACAGCATCGGCAGCCTGACGCGCACCGCGCACGACCTGGCAACGTTGGGCGGCGGTAAGAGCGGTGACGCGCGACTCGCGCGCCGGCTGATCGATTCCGGCATTACCGACGTCGACTTCTCAGTCTGGCAAATGGCCAAGCCCGAGGACTGGCGCGGCATGGGTGACACCGTGCTTACCGCCGAGAGCATCTACCGGGTGCCTGATGCCGCGCTGGCCGTGCTGACCGAGCAGACGAAAATGACCCCGACCAAGCTGCGTGAGCAGGCCGCCACCCGCCTTATGGCATATGTCGAGGGCGAGACCAGCATGGCAGTGATCGAGCCTGGCGCGCGTGAGCGCGTCGCAATGTACGGCAGCATGCAGCGCGGCACGGTCGCCAGCGAATTGTGGCGTAGCGTGTTGCAGTTCAAGGCGTTTCCCATCGCGGCGTTTATTCGTCACGGTGAGCGCGCGCTCGCGCAGGAGGGTGCGATTGGAAAGGGGGCTTACATTGCCGGCCTGGTGGCCATGACCACGGTAATGGGCGGCATCGCCATGCAGCTCAACCACATTGCCAGCGGACGCGACCCGCAGAACATGGCCGATCCTCGGTTCTGGGGGCAGGCCCTTCTGAAAGGCGGCGCGCTCGGCCTTTACGGCGATTTTCTGTTTGCCGACTACACCCAGTACGGCACATCAATCGGCGGCACCTTGGGCGGTCCGCTGATCGGTGATGCAGAGAACATCATGCGGTTGGCGATGGGCAACTTGCAGCGAGAGGCTGCGGGCAAAAAAACCGATCTCGGCGCCGAGGCAGTGAAGCTGCTGAAGGGGCACGTGCCAGGGGCAAACCTCTGGTACACCAAGGCTGTGACCGATCGCCTCATTTTCAATAAACTCCAGGAAATGGCCTCTCCCGGATATGCACAGCGTATGGAGCAGCGCGCGCGCAAGGAATTCAACCAGCAGTATTACTGGCGTCCCGGCAGCGCGTTGCCGGATCGTGGGCCCGACCTGACCCGCACCATAGGGAGGTGATGTGCGACAAGACCAATATGAACGTCTGGTGGCGCTGTCGGAGAAGCTGACCGACGCGCTGTTGCTCGAACTCGATCCGGAACAATGGCCTGGTGCAAGCCTGGCACCGATGGCGATGGATCAGCAGACCCGCGGTGACCGGTACTGGTGCAAGAAGAACGCCGCAGCCACACTTACCCTGATCATGAAGAACAACAGCCTGTTCGATCTGATTCGGCGGCAGACGGCCGGCGGCGGTGGCGCCGCCGAAGTGCCACCGGGAGCGGCAGCCCCCGGCGAAGACGATGAGGATAGCGGTTTGGACGCCGAAATCCGGCGCGCCGAGAAAGAGGCCGCCCAGGTGCTGGCACGTGCGCAGAAGGCGGCCGGCGCGCCTCGATGAAGAAGCCGATCACCTTCTTGGCCTTCTTCCTGATGTGGGCGAAGGTCCAGGGATGGACGGTGCCAGATCTGCACGTGCGGATCTGCCACTGGTTGGAGAACTGCCGCGACCCTGTCCGAGTTCTGCAGGTCTTTCGCGGGGCTGCGAAGTCGACGCTGTACGCCGTCTATAAGGCTTGGCAGTTGTACTGCGATGGCGCCTGGGTATCGCTCATCTGGGCGGCAGATGGGCCACTTGCCAAGAAGCTGACTCGCGATACCATCAACGTGCTGCGCCGGCATCCGCTCTGCGGCGGCATGCTGCCCACCAAGCCGGGTTCTCAGATGTTCTGGGTATCGGGTGCCGTCGACCACCGCAATGCAAGCATGACCGCCGTGGGGGTGAACCAGAACGTCACCAGCGCTCGCGCGCGCGACATCGACTATGACGACGTCGAGGTCCCCAAGAACATCCGCACCGCTGAGGCTCGCGAGAACCTACGCAATAAGATCCAGGAATCGACCTTCATTCTTGTGCCAGGCGGCCAGGAAACCTATATCGGCACGCCGCACACGCACGATTCAATCTATCCGGAAATGATCGCGGCCGGCGCGGCCTCGCTGACCATTCCGCTGTTCGAAGACGCTGTGCGCTTCGATGACACCGGCGCGCGGACCGAATACGCAGTGCCGTTCCGTCCAGGCGCTGACGGCCTGTATGTGCTGGTCGGCATCCACAAGACGGCCCGCCTTCTGGTCGAAGGCCGGGACTATCGATACGAGGACGGCAATGTCAAGTTTGCCGCGCCGCCGGGCGCCGTCTTGGACGTCTATGCCCGGTGTGCCTGGCCGGATCGCTTCACCCGACATGAAATCGAGCTACGCCGGCAGAAAACCCGCACGCTCAATTATTGGGATTCCCAGTACCAACTGCAGGCCAAGCCGATCACCGAGTCCAGACTGGACCCGGAGCTCATCAAAGCGTACGACGTTCACCCAACTGTCGAACGCGCAAACAAGGCGGTCCGCATGATGCTGGGCCGCGTCCAGATCGTCAGCGCGCGCGCCTACTGGGACTGCGCGCTGGGGAAGATCCATGGCGACGTGTCGGCGTTTTCCTTGGTGCTGGATGACGCAGCGGGAAATTCCTACTGGCACGTCTGCCAGGCATTGTCCGGCGAGTTTGCCGTGTTCTCGGACCAGCGAAACACAAGGATCCAGGACGGACAGGTGTTGCAGGCGTGCCGGCTCATCGAGCGATTCAACATCCCGAACGTCTACGTCGAGACGAACGGCAACGGCGCCTTTGTCCCGCAGTTGCTGCGTCAGGCACTCAAGCAGGAGGGGCTGCGGTGCGGGGTTACCGATGTGCAGGTCGGCGCGGTCAAGAACGAACGCATCCTCGATGGCCTGGAGGGGCCCATCAAATCGGGGGTGCTGTGGGCCCACGTGGACGTGCTGAACGGGCCGATGTGGGACCAAATGAAGGATTGGAACCCGGCAGTCAAGCAGCAGCCTGACGACTACCTAGATAGCGGCGCGGGCGCCATTCTCCAGGCTCCGGTGCGTGTCGGTTTGCTGGTGCGGGAGAAAGTCGGGATTCCGACCGTCGACCGGCGCGAAGATTGGCGCCCAAGCGGGGGTGTGCACGAGGTAACCCTCGAAATGTAGCCGCCGGCGCCGCCGGCGTGCGCCGCCGGAGACATTGCCGTGACCGTTCCTAGTCAGATACCCGTAACCGAGCACCTCGCCAATGGAGTAACGACGGCGTTTCCGTTCGGATTTTTGTGCTTTTCTGCGGGAGACTTGGAGGTCCTTGCAGACTTGGTGCCGGTCAGCCCCGCCAGCTATTCGGTGTCCGGGCTGGATGTGCCCACCGGAGGTAGCGTTACATTCCTGGTAGCCCCCGCCGCCGGCGTCAAAATAACCATCCGGTTGGACGTGGTGCTGGAACGCGACACGGACTATCAGACGTCTGGCGATCTACTCGCAAAGACGGTGAATCGTGATTTCGATCGGTTATGGCTTGCCCAGCAGGGCAGTTCGGTGGATATCGACAGCGCGTTGAAGTTCCCGCCCGGGGAGCCTGCTGGGTATCTCCCCGTCATTGCTGATCGAAAGGGAAAAGCGCTGATATTCAACGAAGTCACGGGCGCGCCAGAGCCATCGGTTGACGACTACAACGACCAAGCCGCCGCCGCCGCGGCCAGCGCAGCCGAAGCTGCGAACGCAAACCAGGCAGCGCAGGCTGCCGCAGGATCTGCGTCAGCTGACGCAGCCGCTGCGGAACTCGCGCGGCAACAAGCGGAAGCGGCGGTGACTGGAATGGCTGAATTCGTGACTGTGGTGCCTTCCGGAGGGATCACCTCGGCCAACGTGCAGGCTGCGCTCTACGAGCTCGATCAAAAGAAGGTGTCAAAAGATGGCACCAAGTGGTACGGGCATGGCATCGGCGAACTGGTGCTGATCTGGGATCACTTGCCAGGCGCCGATATCCCACCGACCAACGACCCCGGATTCCGCTACGTGAAGCTCACCGCCGCGGATTCTTACAACACAGGTGTTCTGACCAATGAGTCTGTGTCGGGAAGTGCCCCGTTCATCGTGGCTACTGCGCGGGTTTCTCTGACCGGGAGCCCTGTAGACGGGTTGACGATATCGCTCATAAACACGGAGCGTCGTGCGATTCGATCCGGCAGTTCGGGCACGCTACAGGACGACGCGCTGCAAAACATGGTCGGCACGGTGACGATGCGCGGCAACGCCGCCAGCGTGCTGGTCGGCGGTGATGGCGTGATGGGTGCCGGAAACGGGGCGACATCGGGCTTGTCGGTCGAACTGCTGGGGACGACTGTCGCTACCAATGTGATTTCCTTCGATGCTTCCCGATCGGTGCGCACCGCAGTCGAGACCCGGATGCGGAACATCGGGGCCAGCTTCTACATGAGGGTCAAGTAAATGCCATACGCAGCCGACGGAATCATCAGCGAAGACCAAATTGAGGGCGGCATCGAGATCACGGCCGAGCAGTACCAGGAAGCGCTGGCAGGCATGCTCGACGGCTTGGTCGTGACCATCGCCGGGGGATTCAAGGTAGCGCCACCGCCGCCACCGCCCGAACCTGAACCTCCGACCGAGCCCGAGCAGCCGATTCCGATTGTGGTGTCGCGTTTTCAGGCCATGGCCGCGCTGATGCAGGCCGGCCTGCTTGATCAAGTTACGGCCTGGGCGAACGACCCCGCAACTGATCCGTTGCATCGGCTGGCGTTTCAGACCGCTGGCCAGTTTTCGGAAGACAGCCCGGCGCTGGCCGCGGGCGCTGTGGCACTCGGGTTGAATGCGGAGCAGTTGTCCGGCCTGTTTTTGAACGCATCCAAGATCAAGGGGTAATCGTGAGCGATTGGGAAAAAACCATTGCATACTTGGCTGGGATTGGCGCTCTGGTTGCGGTGGGCCGCGCGCTTACCAACAAGGAGCCACTGTCGTGGCGCGTTGTGGTCGGCCGGGTGATCCTGGGCAGTGCGTTGGCCACAGTGGCCGGCGTTCTTCTGATCCCGTTCCCGGATGCTCCAATGCCGGTTCTGTGCGGAGCTGGCGCCGCGCTGGGAATCCTCGGTGAGCAGATTCTGGAACTCGCCGCTCGCCGGTTCATCAGTTTCAAGTTGGGAGGGGGTGATCAGCCATGAGCCAAGCACCGGAGTACACCCGCCACAAGAACTTCCTGGACAACAACCCTGACCGCACGGATCACGGTGCGTTGAATGCCGAGTATGACGCGGTTTCAGACAGCATCAACGCGTTGCGTGCCAATCAAGCGTCACTGCAGGCGGATGACGGCACACTCAAGGCAGCCACGGTGGGGGTGGTCCAGCTTACGCCGGATGCCCAGGCTAACCTATCGAGGCCTGGCCCCCAAGGCATTCAAGGGATCCAGGGCATTCAAGGCATTCAAGGCGTGCAGGGCGTGCAAGGGCCGGTCGGTGCGTCGTTCAATGCCGATGCGCGTGACATTGCCTCTAATCGCAACCTCTATGACTCCCAACCGAAGCGCTTTTCCTTTCTCGCCATCGACACGGGGCTGCTTTCCTTCAAGGTCTCCGGCACGCCGGGTGACTGGTCGCCCGGCTTCGTGTTTGGCAAAGGCGAGCAGGGCATCCAGGGTATCCAAGGCGTGCAGGGTATCAGGGGCCTGCAGGGCCTGCGCGGTATCCAGGGAACTCAAGGTATTCAGGGCATTCAAGGGCTCCAGGGTGATCCCGGCGTGGTTGATTATTCCAAGGTCGTCCGCAACGACGTCACGACCGATCAATCGCTGCAGGGAGCACTGTCGGCCCAATCCTTCTCCGGCGCACTCAGCATTGCCGCGCCGCAGATCGTCTTTACCGGTTACCAGTTCCGGCTTATCCCGGACAATTCCCGTCTTCGTCTGGACAATGGGCAGAACACGCCCACCCTGCAGTCGCTGCAGCTCGCCACGGTTGTCACCAACGGCACGGGCGCGACGAACACCGGCGTCAAACTCCCGAGCGGTGTCGACATCGGGACGCTGTTCGAGCCAGCCGGAGCTGCTGCCGGCAAGCTGGCGTCGGTTGATACCTCTGCCAAGACGGTAACCCTGACCGGGAAAACCAGCCTGACCGCAACCCTGTCGCAGGTTGGCAACCAGGTCGTTCTTACGCTGAGTACGTCATGACCCAACTATCCGATCGCTACCGCACCCTGGGAGAATTGCGCCGGCGCCTTCGCGCTCGACTCGGGTTTGCCGTGCAAGGGCCGGCCGCCGACAGCAACCGGGATGTGCTGGACGAGTTCTTGTTGGAGGGCCATGAGTTCATTCTCTCGCAGGTCGACGCGTCGGCAATGCGCAAGAAGTGCGTGATCAAGACTTCGGCGGGCTCTTGGCGCTATGACTGGCACAACGATGACGAGGACGAGGCCATTGATCCGTCGCGGGTGCTGTCGGTCTGGGTCGTCCGCGGGGACTCGTGGCGCGAGCAACTCTTCCAGGGCATCAGCGAGCGCCAGCGCGAGCTGACGGACATGCGAGACGTGCCGGAGCGCTATGACACTCTCAACAGCCAGATGGAGCTGTGGCCCATCCCTGGCGGCCAGTACGACATCATCATCGAGTACACGCAGTCACTCGGCCGATTCGAGCAGGACGCTGACCGGCCCAGCGTTCCCGGCCGGCTGGTGTTTCTGTATGCACTGTCGAATGCTAAGGCACATTACCGGCATCCCGACGCTCAGGTGGCTGGGCAGACCTTCAACCAGATGCTGACCAAATTCAAGGCTGACCAGCACGAGAATCGGCGCTATGTTGTCGGGGGGCCGGAGCAGGGCGCGCCGCAGGTTGTACGCACCGCCGATGGCGGCTTCATGTTGGGGCGGTAAATGGCAGCGGGCGCAATCACGTTTGATAAGTTCGACCTCGGCATCGACCGCCGCAAGGGCGCCAGCGTCTCCGACGCCAACCGGTTGCTGGAGATGAAGAACGCATACGTCACGACCGGGTTGGCAACGCAAAAGCGGCCCGGCTTGGTCAAGGTCACAACCCTGGAGCCTGGCACCAAGGGGCTATTCGCCGGTCTGGGAGTGCTGAACACCTTTTACAGCCAGACCAATGTGACCCATGCCGATCCTCGGTTCAAGGCTCACAAGGTCGAGATCCCGTTGTCTCCGGTGCCGCTCGCGGAAGTATGGTTCGCTGACGTGTTCAACGGTGCGATCTACGTGTCGGTCGAGTATGAGGATGGTCGCGTTTGGCATCATTATTTGGACGGCACAACGCCGACCTACATCGAGGACGCACAGAATCCTAGCGCCAAGGCGGTGATAAAAATGGCCAGCAAGATCTTCGCGGTGCACAACGACACCGTGAGGTACTGCGCGACGAACAAGCCTCGGGACTGGAGCACGGCGAACGACGCGGGGTTTTTGCCCACTGGCTTGAATATGCAGGGAGACCGGACTGCGAACGCCTTGGGCGACTACCAGGGCAATCTGGTGGTTATGGCGCGGGATGGCCTGCAGGTCTGGAATGTTGACCCAGACCCGAGTGCGATGAAGCTGGCGCCGAATGGAAAGGTGCCCAATGTGGGGACGAGCTACCCGCGCAGCGTGGCCAATGTGTCGGGTGACTTGTACTTTCTGTCCGACTTCGGTTTCCGCTCCATCACCACACTTCAGTACACGAACAACCTGGCTGATGTGGACGTCGGCAGCCCGATCGACTCGCTTGTCGTGCCTGATATCCGTCAGGCGAATGCTGTGCCCAAGGCGTTTTTTCACTATGGAACCGGCCAATACATTTGCGTGATCGGCAGCATTCTGTACGTGTACTCCGTTTCGCGCACGGCCAAAATTGCTGCGTGGTCGCGGTACTACATTCCGTTCCAAGTGGACGCCTTCGCGGAGCTCAACGGCGAACTGTACTTCCGCAATGGTGATGACATCTATCGGTTCACCGCGGACGCCCACGACGACGCCGGCACGCCTTTCGAGGTGCTGCTGCAACTACCCTACATGGATCTCAAGGCCCCGGGCCAGATGAAGCGGATCTTTGGCGCCGACATCGTCATGGAAGGCGAATGCACCTTCTCGGTGGCCTTTGACGTTCGCAACCCTGACGCCTACACGCCGCCGGTGCGCGTGCGTGGCAACACGCGGCCGGGCGGTGTGATCCCCGTGGAATGCAGCGGCACCGAGTTTTCGCTGATCTTCCGCAACCTGTCCAGCAAGCCCTTCCGGCTGGACGCGGTGACGCTGTATTTCGAATCGTTGGGGGCCATATGAAGTTGACGTTTATCCAAGGCGAGGCGGCGCTGGAGGCAGAATTTCCCCAGTTGCTGCCGATCTTTGAGCGCTTGCCCGTGGTGCCGGAGTACCGGCCCGCTCAGCTGCTAGATCTGGCGCTGAGAGGTGCGGCGCACATTGGCCGGATCGAGGACGAAGCCGGGGCCCTGATTGGGGCGATGGCGTTCGAATTCATCAACTACCCGGGCGCGCTTGCCGTCAACATCATCGCGCTGGCAGGGGAACGGCTCGACGAGATCGCCGGCGACCTGTTCGGAAGGTTCAAGCAATTTTGCAGGCTCGCTGGTGCCGACATCGTCGAGGCGCGGTGTGGTGAGGGGATGAGCCGGATGTTGCAGCGTTACGGGTTTGGCAAGGCGTACAACGTCGTGCGCGCGAATTTAGGAGATTGACATGTCAGGTGGTGGCGGTGGTGATGGCGGCGCCCAGAAGATGGAAGAGCAGCGCCAGGCGCGCGTGCAGTCGGCGGTCGAGGCGATCAACCGCATTTTCAATGGCGGAAGTACCCAAGGGGTGAACGCGGCAACGACCTACGATCCGTCCCGGACCTACTACACAGCCGACGGCTCCAAGTTCAGTGCGCCCAAGAACACCGTGCGTGAGGCGGTAAGCACGGGCCTCGCCACGTCCGATAGCGCGTCCCCCGATTGGGAATGGCGCAACCGGGAGGTCGTCGACCAGAACGCGATCGATGGCCTGCTGCGGAACGGTCAGCTGTTCACGGACTCCCAGGCTGTGCCCGGGAAGGGGCGGTCGGCGCTCTACGATCAGCAGCGCACGGCGGTGACCGACCTGAACCGCCGCGACGTCGACCGGCAGTTTCTGGATGCCGAGCGCCAGAACCGTTTCGGCCTGGCCCGCGCCGGCCTGTCGGGCGGTTCGGCTGACATCGACAGCAACGCGGAGCTGACACGGCGCACGAATGAGGGCCTGATCAAGGCGGCCGGCATCGGCGACCAAGCCGCGGCGGACCTGCAGACGGCCGATGAGCGCAGCCGACAAAATCTGATCTCCATGGCGCAGTCGGGCATCGACACCGGCCAGGCTGCCCAGATGGCGCTGTCCCAGCTGGATGCCAATTCGGCGAACGCAGCCTCCGCGCGCAGCGGTGCGACGGTGGGCAACCTTTTCGGCGACCTGGCCCAGGCCTACCTGTACGGCCAGCAGCAGCAGGGCGCGCGCGCCGGCGCGGCACCGTACCAGCAGTGGATGCCGGGCGCGAACGGCAACCCCCGCAACAGCTATCAGGGATCGTAAGGAGCAGCCATGGGACCGTTAGCGATTGCCGGCCTGATCTCGATGATCGCCGGCGCGGCTGTGCAGCAGCAGGCCGCAGAAAGCGCGCGCCGCAACCAGCAGCGGCTGATCCAGGAAAACCTCATGCGCCAGCAGGGCTTCCAGCGTGAAGCCGAGCAGGCCGCCCTGGACCGGGCCAAAGAGTTTGCCCCGGAGGTGCGCGAGGACAAGCAAAAGCAGCTGGAGCAGGAAGCGACCCAGCAGATGATCCAGCCGGTCGAGCAGGCCGCGCCGGCGATGCAGGAGCAGTCGGCCGTTCAGGGCAACCTGTCCGCCGACTATACGGCCGGGCGCGCGAAGTCGCAGGCCGAGCAGCTGCGCAGCGCCAACGCGCTGGCGGGGATCCTGGGCAAGATCACCGGCGCGGGCCGGCTGCGTCAGAACGAGGCGTTGGACATGGCCGAGACGGGCCAGCTGATCGATCGTCTCAAGAGCTTCTCGCAGGGTAGCAACGCTGCCGCCCAGGTCGGGATTCAACAGGCGGGGATCCCGAACGGCGGCGCGATGCTTGGCGGCACCTTGCTGCAGGGCTTGGGCTCTCTGGGGATGATGAGCGGCCTGGGCGAAGCGGCCAAAGCCGGCAGCGCCTGGTCGGGCAGCGGAGTCACTGCCGGCGCTGGCGGTGCTAGTGGCATTTCTCCCGGCGCGGGCGGGCTTGGCCTGAAGCCAGGCGCAAACACACTTGCCTTTGGCAAATGGTTCTGAGGTGAACTATGAACGGTAACTTTGCGGCCGGCATGGCGCCCGGCATGTCCGCGGCGATTCGCGCTCTGGGGCTCGGTCAAAGCGTGCGCGAACAGGCGCAACTACAGTCGGGGCTGATGTCTGCGCAGGCGGCAAAGGCCGGCCAGGATGCTGCAGAAGTCGCGCGTATTCTCGGCCTCCGCCAGGACCCTGCCTTCCTGGCGAAATTGGAAGCGCAGCAAAAGGGCCTTGGCACGTTCTTCGAAGGTGGTTTCGACCTGAACAAAGCCCCGTCTGGCATGCTTGACATGCAAAAGCATGGGTGGAATCAGCAAGTGCTGGACAACATTGGCGACCCCGGAACGGATCGCAGCAAGATCAACCAGGGCACCGCCGTGCTGGCCGGTAAGGCCTATGAGCCGTTCGCGAACATCGGCAATACTGGCGTCGGCTACGACCAGGCTACCGGGCAGGGGATGACAATGGATCCGGGCTTGGTGGCGATCTTCGGTCGACAGGCTGCCGCCGACCTAGCTGCAAAGCAGGGGCAGAGCAAGCAATACGATCCTGCGCGAGGCGTCATCGTGGACAAGACCAACGCAACCGCGGCTCCTGCCCAGATGCAGGGCGGCGGGGCGCTGCCTCCGGCCAATGATCCATCGCGCAAGCCTCTGCCTTCCGCTGCACTCAAGATGCAGCAGGAGGCTCTGGAGGCGATGGGCCTGGTTGGTGGCATCAACGCCGACCTGGGAGCCATCCAGCAGCAGGTCCGCGAGGGCAAGCTTGATCTTGGGCCGATGGCCAATAAGATCAGCGAGGGGATGAACTGGGCGGGCATGAGCAGCGAGAACAGCCGAGCCTATGCCAGCTTCATGTCCACGCTGGAGAAGCTCCGCAACGATTCGTTGCGGCTCAACAAGGGCGTGCAGACCGAAGGCGACGCACAACGCGCCTGGAACGAATTGCTTTCCAACGTCAACGATCCGAAGCTGGTTGAGCAGCGCTTGGGGGAAATTCTCGCCATCAACCAGCGTGCGGCCGAGCTGCGCGGCCTGGCCAACGACAGCATGCGCGCTAACTTCGGTCACGAGCCGATGGACTACAGCCAGTACCTGAAGCTGCCGGCCGCAGTGGGGCAGGGCGGGGCGCCGGCGACTGGTGGCGATGACTTCGCGCACTTGTGGGGTGGGTAATGGCGACGATCGACGAACTCACGGCATACACCCAGGACCAGCGCGTCCGCCGCTTCCTCGACGCCATCGGCAGCGCCGAGGGCACCGACACGCACGGCTACAACACCGCATTCGGTGGCGGCAAGCTGGAGTCACTGGCCGATCACCCGCGGCAGTTGCACGATTTCACGCAGACGGACGGCACGCCGAATAAGACCAGCGCCGCCGGGCGCTACCAGTTCCTGCAAAACACTTGGGACGACGTCGCGAAGTCGCTGAACCTGCCCGACTTCGGCCCCCAAAGCCAGGACATTGCCGCGGTGGAACTGCTCCGCCGCAACGGCGCACTGCCGGCGGTGCTGGCTGGCGATTACGACACTGCCATCAAGAAGTCCGGCGCCACTTGGGCCAGCCTGCCGTCCAGCCCCTACGCGCAGCCCAAGCGGTCGGCCGGCTTCATGGCCAATGCGCTGGACAGTGCCGCCGCCGCGATATTCCCGTCTGCCCAGGCCGCGCCGGCACCCGCCAAGGCGGCTACGCCCTGGAAAGACGTTATCGCGAAGCCCGAATTCCAGTCCTTGACGCCAGAACAGCAGGCGAGGGCACAGCAGCAGTATTTCGATCAAGTCGTGGCCCCGCGTGTACCGGCTGAAAAGGTCGAGGCGGCGCGGGCGCAGTTTCTGCAGCAGTACGGCGGGCAACTCGCTGCACCGGCTGCGGCGGCTTCGGCGCCCAAGACCAGCACCGAGATTGCGCCGGACGGCGTAATGACCGTGGGCATGGCTCAAGAGGACCCGACTGCGCAGGCTGCGCCGCCTCCCCCGGAAGAGCGCGGCACGCTCTCGCGACTGGGCCGCCAGGTGGGTCTAACCGCGCGCGCCGGCGTGACGGGCCTCACCGGCCTGTCTACCCTGGGCACGAATTCGGCGATCAAGGGCTTGAATGCGCTTTTCGGCACCGAGATCCCGCTGGCAGACGTCAACGCCACGCTGTCCGCGCTCGGCTTGCCCGAGCCCGAGAACGCTACCGAGCGCGTCGCTCAGGATGCGGCTGGGGCCATGGCCGGCGCCGGCGGCGTGGCGAAGGCCGCGCAGACGCTGGCGAATCCGCTCGTGAACAGCCTGGGCCAGCGCATTGCCGGCGTGCTGGCGAGTTCGCCCGGCGTCCAGGTGGCGAGCGGTGCCACTGGCGGTGGCTCGGCAGGCCTTGCACGGGAAGGTGGTGCGGGCCCGATCGGGCAGTTGGTGGCCGGCCTGGCTGGTGGCCTGGGGCCGGCACTGGCGTCGGCGGGCGGGGCCGGCCTTTTGCGCGGTGCAGTGCGCGGCGGTGAGGCCGGCCGTCAGCGCGTGGCCGATACCCTCGACGAGTTCGCCAGGGCAGGTACGACGCCCACGGTGGGACAGGCGACGGGTCGGCCGGTTCTCCAGGGTATGGAGACGGTGCTGTCTCAGTCGCCGGGATCGGCCGGAGTGATGGCCCGCAAAGCCGCTTCGCAGACCGATGAGATCGCCGGCGCTGTGCAGCAGATCGTTGGACGGCTGGCGCCGCGCGCTGGCGCGGTCGAGGCGGGCGAGTCGATCGGCACCGGGTTGGAGGGTTTCAAGGCCGGGGTGAAGAACTTGCAGGGCCAGTTGTACAACCGGCTGGACGACTACCTGCCTCCCTCAACGCCCATCACGGTGTCACGCACGAAGGAAGCTCTGGCCGCGCTCAACGCTGACATCGACGGCGCGCCGGCGCTGAGCGCCATGTTCAAGAACGGCAAGATTCAGGGCGTCGAGCGCGCGCTGGCCTCCGACCTGAACACCAGCACCACGGCCTACGGCGCGCAGGCGGCCCGCAAGACGTCGACGTTGCCGTACGAGTCGATCAAGAAGCTGCGCACGCTGGTGGGCAAGGAGATCGACAACGCTACCTTCGTGAGCGATGTGCCCCGCGACAAGTGGAAGGCGCTGTACGCGGCGCTGTCGGACGACCTGGGCGACGCCGCGCAGAAGGCCGGCCCCGACGCCTACGGCGCCTGGAAGTGGGCCAACAAGTTCAGCAAGGACCAACTGGGCAGGTTGGATGATCTCGCCGCCGTTGCCGGCAAAGACACACCCGAGAAAATCTTCAATGCGGCGATGATGGGCACCGCCGACGGCGACACGATCCTGCAGCGCGTGGTGAGCGCGCTGCCGAAGGGAAACCGTCGTGATCTGGCCGCCGCAGTGGTGAAACGCATGGGCCGCGCCACGGCGGGCAATCAGAACGACGCGGGCGACGCTTTCAGCACCAACACCTTCCTGACGAACTGGAACAAGCTCTCGCCCGAGGCGCGCAGCACGCTATTTGGTCGAATCGGGGAAGCTGGGCTCACGGACGAGCTGATGAACCTGGCCAAAGTGTCGTCGAACATTCGGGACGGGTCGCGCTATCTGGCCAACCCGAGCGGCACGGCGCCTGCGGCCGCGCGCCAGGCGATGCTCGGCGCTGGTGCGCTCGCTGCGGCAACCGGCCAATGGCCGGCGCTGGGGCTGATGACGGCGGGGGCTGCGGGGACCAATGCACTCGGACGGGCGATGACGCGGCCCGGTACGGTGGAATGGCTGTCTCGCTCAACCACGCTGAGCGATCCGGCAATCCTTGGCGGATTGCAAGCGCTGTTCCCTAAGCAGTAGTTAGAACAGGCTCACGACCGCGAGGACGATGCAGGCGATCACGAAGATGGGAAGGACGATGATGCCGAGCGTGGACAAGAAGCCCCCCAGGCCGTTGAACAGCCCCGTCGCTCCCTCGCGGTCCACTTCGGTCGCCTTCCAGGCGCGCTTGAGGATGGTCATTGGTCCTTCTCCTTGTGGCCTTCAGTTACCTTCTTGCGTCTGGTAAAGCGGCGCCTTGGCGTGGCTGATTCGCTGGTGATTGCGTCGGGAGTTTCGTGGGCCAGAACATCACTCAAGGGAGCTTTGCCCTCTATAGCCCTTTTTGCGTCGATTTGCGCTTTCCACTGCTTTGCTTGAATTCGGTCGCTGTCGGTGCCTAATACCTCAAGGACTTTCAAGGCGAGTTGCGTTGCGATTGCATCTTTGTCTGACGTGGGGAGCTGCGGTATGTCCTTGATCTCAGTCAACCTGGGGCCGTCAGGTATTGGATACTGGAGGTCCTCGTCAGACTGAATGAACGTGGGCGCGTATCCATTCACCGCATCAGCTCCGCCGGCGTTTTTGACCCGGTCCAAGAGAAGCTTGTATTCGTCTTTGGTCAAAAGACGCAGCATTGCGCGATCCACGTCAATGACCATGCGCTCTTCCCAGGGGCGCTCCTGCCATGGGGTGAAGCTGTGTTCCAAGCGCTGAATTATCTCTTGTGTAACCGAGCGGCCATGCTTCGTCGCGGCAGACTCAAGGCGTTGCTTGAGATATGCCGGCATACGGAAATTCACTTGTGGGTCTGTTCGTGCCATGGCCGGAGAATAGTGCATCACCGTGCTTGACATCAATAAAGCACGGTACTAGTATTTCGCGTAGCAAAGCACGGTGCTTTGTATTGCGAGGATAGATATGAAAGCCAATCAAGATACTTGCCAGATTCTGGCGCGCCTTCCACTGGACCTGAAGCAATGGCTGCAACACCGAGCGATCGACAACGTCCGCTCTGCCAACAGTGAATTGGTCCATATCCTGAAGCAAATCCGCGATCAGGAACAGCCTCAGACGGCGCGCCAATGACCCGCCGGAAAGAAAACGCCCCGGAGCTTGGACCCTCCGAGGCGTTGGATGTGCAGTAACCCCTTATCGACAAAGGAAAACTGACATGCGAAATGTACCGCATAGAAGGGCCAGCCGCCAAGTGCCGACGGCTCAATCGGCCTTGGATATCGCGCGCGATGAGCAACGTGCAGACGAAGTGCAGGAGGCCCGGGCAATCCTGGCCTCACAGAAGGGCGAGCAGCGGGCGGTGATCCCCCAGCCGCCGACAAGCCCCTTCAATTTCGGCGATCACCCGGTGCGAGTCGTGGTGAGGGATGGGCAACCGTGGTTTGTTGCAGCTGATGTATGCGCAGCACTGGACTACAAGAACGCCAGCAAGGCCGTGGCCGACCACCTGGATCCTGACGAGCGGTCTAACGAGCAGTTAGACCGGGCTCGGATGGGTAGTAAGGCAGTCATCATCAACGAGTCCGGCTTGTATGCCTTGGTGTTGCGTAGCCGTAAGCCCGAGGCGCGGAAGTTCGCCAAATGGGTGACGTCGGAAGTTCTGCCGCAGATCCGCAAGACCGGCGCCTATGTCCCCAAGGCGTATGCCGCCAATCCCGGTGACGTTCTCACCAAGGAGCAGCAGGACGTGCTGCGCCAGCTGGTGAAATCGACCGCCGAGCGTCTGCCGAAGGAAAAGCAGGGTGCGGCGTCGATCAAGATGTGGTCCAAGCTGAAAGCGCACTTCGGCGTGGCCTACCGCGACATCCCCCGGCAGGAATTCTCCGAGGCCGTCAGCCTGCTTACGCGTGCGTCGACGGAATGGGAGTTGGTGGACGACGAGCAGACGGCCGACGTCGACCCGGGGCGGCTGCTGCGGCAAGTGCTGCAGGGCGGCCGCTGGTTCACCTCGATGCGGAGTGACGGCGAAATTGCCTTCACGCCGATCCCGGCCGGCTCGTTCATCGCCACGGCACGCGAGTTCCCGGGGATTCTTCGCGAACCCTCGGTGCCGGTGGATGTCTTGCCCGACATCATCGATGTGTGCACCAGGCGCTTGGCGGGCGCGCTTCGCAAGTAAATCACGGTGTTGTGAGCCCCTCTTCGGAGGGGCTTTCTCGTGCCTTGACGAAAATCCATCGGCGCCGGCCGCGCGCCACAGAATGGCTCATCCCCACAGGAGCCATTCATGGACCTCAAGACGATCACCGAAACCGCGATTACCCCGGCGCTGGCGCTGCTGCCGGCAACTATGGACACGCCGGCGGCGCGCGTCATGCTGCTGGCCATCGGCCTGCAGGAAAGCCGCTTCGTGCACCGGCGCCAGATCGGTGGACCCGCCCGCGGCTTCTGGCAATTCGAGAAGGGCACGCGCGCCAGCCGCGGTGGAGTGTGGGGCGTGTTCCTGCACGCGGCGAGCAAGGACCACCTGGCGGCGTTGTGCAAGGCGCGCAGTGTGGCCGGCGACCCGGATGCGATCTACGGCGCGCTGGAGTATGACGACGTGCTGGCCGCCGGCGTGGCGCGGCTGCTGCTCTGGACCGATCCGAAGGCGCTGCCGCCGGTCGGTGACGCTGATGCCGGCTGGGCGCTGTACCTGCGCACCTGGCGGCCGGGCAAGCCGCACCCGCAGACCTGGCCGGATCTCTACCGCCAGGCCACCGCGCAGGTGCATCCGTGAACCCGTTCTGGAAGATGGCCGCGCCGTGGATCGGCGGCGCGGCGGTGGTGCTGGCGCTGGGCGCGGGCGTGGCGCTGTATGGCGCGCACCGGGAGGCTGCCGGCGTCGCCAAGGAGCGCGTCCGTGCCGAGGCCGCGCAGCGCTCCATCTCCGAGGCCTACCAACTGGAGAAAGATCGTGCTGATGCCCAATACCGCGGCGCCGTGCTGGCGCGCGAGGCTGCGAAAATTGGCTTGGCTGCTGCCCGCGCTGAGCTTGACCGCGTGCTCCGCGCCGCCGGCCGTGATCCCGCGAATCCCCGAGCCGGCCGCCGACCTGATGAAGCCGGCCCCGACTGGATCGGAGGTTTTGCAGCGTGCTACGCGGAATATGGAGACCTGGCTACCGACGCAGCGGGGTGGGCCGACCAGGTGAACGGCCTGCAGGGCTACATCCGCGGGCTGCGCGGGGCCATGCCCTAGAACACGTCCGCCCGCTGCGCCAGCCAGAACCAATGCGTGCGCTTGGCGCGTCTGGCCTTCTGGCGCCGGAAGGTGATGCGCACCAGGCCGGCGTGGCCGGCGTCGATCTCGACCGGGTAGTCGCGGTCCTCAGCGGTGGCCGCTGGCGGTAGGGTGAGGGCGGCCTGGGCCACGTACTGGCCGGGGACTTGCTCCAGGATTCCGTTGTCTTCCATTGTCGTCTCCTATCAGGACGCGGCGCGCAGCGGCGTGACATTCCAGGCGGTGCCGCTGGCGCAGCTGTCCAGGAAGGCCGCCCATAGCTCCAGCGCTACGCGGCGCTCTGGGATGTCTTCCCGGACATCGTAGATCCCCTCCATCCCCTTTAGCTTGTGATTCAGCGCAAGCTCGGACACGTCGCTGCTGACGCCCAGGTTACGCATGTGGCCCTTGGCTGTGCTGCGGGTGTCGTGCGGGGTGAACCGTCGGATGTCGATGTCGCCGCGCTCGAACGCGCGCTGGATGGCTGCCCACAGGGTCGTCTTGCCCACGTGGGTGTCGCCGCCCTGGTTGCGCCGTCGCCGCTCCTGGCGCGCGGGCAGTACCCAGTCCGACGTTCCGGCCAACTCCTGCAGCTGTCGAAACCAGCCCACCACGGTGGGGGTGAGCGGCACCATGAACGCGCGCCGGACCTTGACGTTTTGCTCTGGCACGATCCAGCGGCCGGCATCTAGGTCGACATACTCCCACCGCGCGGTTGCCAGCTCGGTGGATCGCACGCACGTGGCCAGCAGGATCCGCAGGGCCAGCGCGTTCTCGGTGCCGATGTCTTCGATATCGGCCAGCAGCGTGCGCAGCTCTGGCTCGGTCAGCATGACCCGCCGGCGCACCGGCGGCCGGGGGCCGCGCAGGGCGACCAAGTCAATGCCGACGACGGGGTTGACGTTGATCAGCCGCAGGCCGCAGGCGTGGGCGAACAGCATCTTGGTGCTGGTCAGGATGCGCTTGGAAATCGTCCAGGTGCGGTTTGCCGTCTCGATCATGTGCACGACGTCGGCCGGCTGCACCTGGTCGACGGGTAGCGATCCCAACTTGGGCAGGATGATCTTGTCCAGGTCCCAGATGCGGTAGCGCACGGTGTCGACCGCCAGGCCGCCCAGCTTCTTTCCCTTGAAGTCTTCGACCAACTGCCGCACTGTGGCGATCTTGGTGACCCGGGCCTTCTCCTGGCGCTTCTCCACTGCTGGATCGTCGCCGCTGTCGATCGCGGCGCGCAGCTTTCGCGCGGTCTTCCTGGCCTCAGCTAGGGTGACGTCGGGATAGTTCCCGATCGTCACCTCTTTCTGGGGGCCGCCGATCCGATAGCGCAGCACCCAGGTGGCCGTGCCGGCCGCCGATAGGGTGAACGTCAGGCCGTCGCCGTCGCTGCGCGCGATGCGCCCGCCGGCGGCGATCCACCGGCGCAGCTGGATGTCGTCCAGCAGGTTCGTTCCACGCTTGGCCACACTGATCTCCCACTCATTTTGAGTAGCTGGGGGCCCTGGCTACTCATCTGGCTACTCATTGAACTGTCGCCAGCAAAGTACTACATGGCACGCACAGAAACAAAACAGCCCGCGTTTATGCGGGCTGGCGGGGAGGTGGGTGTTCAGTGGGAAACGGTCTGGCACCTGCATGCAGCTTGCAGGTGGCGAGTTTCATGGGGAGAATGCAGTTTGTTGTTTCAGAGGGTTGGGGGGGATTCTCTAGGAAATCTTGGCTTCCGGCTACTGGCCCGGCGACTACCGAACCTTCTTGAAAATCGACCGAATAGGTTTTTTCTTGCCGGCGATGGCGTGGTTTCGCGTGTCATCGACATGTGCTTATGGTCCTCTCCCGCCGACTCTGCGGGGACGGCTGGGTTCCTGCGCGGCTCGGGTTTTCGATTCGGTCGTGGCTCGTCATGCGGGCCTAGGCCGGATGTTCGGCCTGGACGACCAGGCGTACGCCCAGTGCCTTGCATACCTTGGCGATGGTGTCAAAGCGCGGGCTGGCGCCGGCACGCAGGGCCTTGTACAGGGATTCCCGGCCAATACCGGCGGTCTCGGCAATTTGCGTCATGCCGCGAGCGCGCGCGGCAACTCCCAGCGCCTGGGCAAGCTCATCGAAGTCTCCGTCCTCGATCACCTGCGTCAAGTAGGCGGCGATGTCCTTGTCGTCGCGCAGGTAACGCGCAGGGTCGAAGGTGGGCAGTTCGGAAACCTTGATCGTCTTCTTGCTCAT